CATCATGCATGCATGGAAATCCATGACCGGGACCAATTCCATTCTGAAATTGGGGGAAGGTCGGGGAGGGGCAATTTGAAAATGAAATTGGGAAAAGGTCGGTGGAGGGGCAATTCTCTCCTCAAATTCGTGTGCACCCCATGAAACCCGGAGGCAATTCCTCTTGTGAAATCAATGGGATGTCACTCGCGTATATGGCGCCTAGTTACGTCATCGTTGAATAGGGAACTAGTACCTAGGTTGGTCATTATCGGATCTTTTTGGGCGTGTATTTAACTATGATATTTCCATTTCGTGTAAAACCCGCAAAGGTGTATCTGCCAGGTGCGAGAGTCACCTCTCTCTCCGGGGTGTTTCCTTTACTTATACGGTTATTCTTTTCATTTATAGCAGGATACCTCCCTGGTTTTAGTACAAGTACCTTTTCACGTATATTATTGTTATTTTTTCCGGTTCGTGTAAAACCTATGGCTACGTTCTTATTTTTACTAAATGAAGATAGATAATTGTCGTTCAAGTAACCATTTAGGAGCAATTTTCTAGTAAATTTTGCATTGAGTCCTCTGTACAAGTTCGTATTGACGCGTATAGGAGATGCGTGCATGTAAGCCACGAGCATTTGAAAGTAGGTTTTTGCCAATTCCGGGTTATTGTGTAATGAGACATTCCGCATAGTCAGTCCTTTATGTTCGAAATAAGCCTTCATGTAGTTTGTACGAGTTGGCATTTATATAATCGCGAGTTTTTAAATGGAGCTATAAATCTGCCCTAGAGGAGTGAGTGACCCGTCATCGTTGAATAGGGAACTAGTACCTAGGTTGGTATCGGACAAGGTGCGGGTCTTCCATGTGTACCGCTCGACAAAGTCCCGAGACTCGAGGCCGGCACAAGCACCCTTCATGAATTCCTGAACTAAATTCACGTCATAGCCGCCAGGGTACTTGCCCGCCCAGTCAGCCACCGCAAACTCCGTGACCCATATGGGCTTCTGGTACTTGGCCCATATGGCGTCAATTTGTTTCAGAAATGAGTCGACGTTGGGTGGAGCGTACCAGTGGACGCATATGAAATCCACCTGAGGCCCGCCCGCCATGAACTGCTCGAGCCATGACCCAGACTTGGATGGATTCGTCGAGGTGGCCGGGCTGCCGAGACGGCGACCTGGCGCCACGAGCAGAGGCCAGAGGTTCAGAGCCTCTGCGGGTGAGATGTTCGACTGGTCGGTCCGGTCAGGCTCGTTGAACCCGAGGAGGACGGGCGTGTTCACCCCCTTCTGTGGAGCGCCATGGGAGCCCCAACACATCGGCGTGAATGGAAGGTCATCGAGTCCTAGGACAGACGTGGGTCCCCACGTGTAGTACCAATTGGGCGCCAGGCTCTTGATCTTGGTGACGATGTGAGGGTCGGTCGAAGATATCACAGCACCCTTCTTCGTCATATTTTATTAGTATGAAATATAATAGATGGTGCACACCCTCCAAGACCTGGCGGGTTTCGGTCGCCTCTTCAACCTGGGCATCCTCGAGAGGAACCTTGTGGTCAAGGCTATTCAGCTAGGCTACCTTCAGAAGAACCTGAACCGGAACGCGCTCAAGACCAGCGCCAACTACAAGAATGCCTATAACAGAATCATCAGGGCTCACTTTTCCAACCAACAGAAGCTCAATATGCTTAGGGCCATTGAGGCCGAGACTAACGCCGAGCGGGTCAAACTCGCCCTCAATTCCGTCGACAAAAATCTATTGAATAGAAACTCCGCGTATAACAACGCCTATAACCGGGTTCTGAACAAGCATGGTCTGAATCGCGTCAGGACTCGCAAGCAGAATTCTGGGACGTGCTGGTTCCATGCCATAGTCAACGGCCTCTTGATGAGTCCTCGCCCGCGTCAACTCCTGAAACGGATGACGGCGCGTATACCAGCCGGGTCGCCCGTGGGTGCGTGCCCTACCAAAAGTGCCAGTCGTGAGTGGTTCCTCAGGTACGTCAAGCACCGTCTTGAAGGCCCCGGGACCGTCAGTAGTATATTTAGGAATGTAAATGTGATACGGTCGACGGGCCTTCGCGGCCTCGGAAGCCCCAAGTCCGCACGGTATTCGTATTTGTCGGTCATTAACTCGATGACGGGTGGAGAGGTGCAGGGGGGTGGAACCGTAGGTGATTTCAAGTGGTTCCATAAGAAGATGTTCCCTGGAAACGTCTTCATTATTAAAAAATTCGCCAACCCTGGAGGTTTCTTTTTCGGTCGGGCGAATCCAGAAGTCCCCCATTTTATAACTCAAAATGGCCTAAACTACGAACTTACACACGCTTTCATAAACTTTCGGGTCAAACCCAATTCTGCTCACGCCATCACGGGATACAAGACGGCCACAGGAAACTTTGTAGCGTACGACTCGGCGTTCGGCAAAAAGGTACCGGACTATGACTGGACCAAACCGGCGCGAATTGCGGGCCCGTCACTCATGTGGGCAGAAAGAGGACGCAAGACGGGTGGTATGATTATTCACGGCGCGTATATGCTCAGTCAACGTCAAGGTCCATGAGTAGGCTATTTTCATACATAGTAACCTCCTTGAGGATATCAGATAGGATCTGGGCATTATCAAGTAGGGTGAAGCGCTGTTCGCGGCTTGTGGCATTCTTGATGCGGGTCATGACGCAGTGAATCATAGAGAGGACGTTAAGGCGGTTAGACATCGTGAGTTTGGGTGGGTTTGGGGAGACGAGACGGGAAGTGTGAGCCGAACAGAACACGTTTTTTTGACTCACCCAATGGGACCACATGGGATGAAGTTGAAGTGACTCTGAACCATGTGGTCGAGGCACATCCCCCGTCCCGTCATTGCCGGCATCTGACACGTGGCGCGCGAACACGTCATCGTCTTGACGGCCACGGGCGTGTGCCGGCACATGGGGCACGATGATTTCATGGCGCTCCATTTCTCAAGGCAATCTTTGTGGAATTTGTGATTGCATGTGGTCGTAGCCGTGGGCCACCACTCGAGCGCCTGGCAGCATACGGGGCAATCCTCCATTTAGTCAAGGGCTTTTGGGGTGACGCGGGAGACGAGACGAAAGGCTTGGGCAGAACAAGACACGTTTTTACACAAATTCAACCTCTGCAGCCCAGTCGTTCAGTAGAACCTCCTCCTTAAGGCCACTAGTAGGCCAACCAGCGCAGCCGTGCCCGCCGGCCGTCTTGGGTGAGCAGCGGGTGACGGTGACGCCACCCTCGAGCCATAGAACCCAACCGCGGTAGTTCGCCAATACCTTGAGCACCTTTCCCTGTAGAGCATCCGGGGTGGGCTCTAGACGTGGGGTGGTGTCGGCCGCAAGAATCGCGTGAATAGCCTCGGCCTCCGTGACGTTAGGAGTCGGGCGCAGGTTGCCGATGTTGAGGGGGCGGAAGCTCAGAAACTTGACGGAGGTGGCCATGGCGTTTGTTTGGTGATCTTGACAGAAGCTTGCAGGAGTCCTGAGCCGTACAGGACGCGTTTTTTTTAGATCCAGCCAGGTCCTCCACGTCCGTGCGTGAAGGCGTAATGAACGGCGCTACAGTATGCCGCGGCCATAGCAACGACTACTATGATGAACATAACGTTTATTGGTTGGTCTTGACAGAAGCTTGCAGGAGTCCTGAGCCGTACAGGACGTGTTTTTTTTTCACTGCCGCGCGCGCTTCGCCCTTGCTGCGTTATAATTAGCCAGCTTGCGCTTATACGTCTTGACGTTTGTGGCGTTGGTGTGATTCTTGACGAGTGGAGTGACGTTATTGTTATTCGTCAGGGTCCAGTTGTTATTGTTTATTCTATTCGTCACATTAGTCCCGTTACTATTGAACCAAGCCGCATTGTTCACGAGGTACATGCGTTCTTCGGTGGCGTTACGCACGCGCTTCACGCCCCCACGAGTCGTCGCGCGTCTGTTGAGGATATTTCTGAGCTCTGTCTCATTGACGGTATATCCGGCTTTATTGGCATAGTTTCTTAATCTTTTTGCGAATTCTGAATTAGATTTGGAATTTTTCCAAAAGTAGGTGAACATGCTCTTGGGGACGGGTGTAGGGAATTTAGCAGCCAATTTCTTTCTAAAATTCCTAAAGTTGGGCCCGTTCTTGTTCACTTTGAAACCCTCGCGGCGCTCTGCACTATTCACGACGCGCATACCATGGTTAAAAGACCCGGCTTGACTCAAGATGGCGTTAAAATGGGTAGCCGTCATGACGGGTTTGGCTGCATTACTCCTGATAGCCTCTGCTAGAATTCTAGGTGCAAATTCTTTATGGACATTACCCGTCATCAGGAAGTTTGTGGTACCCGTTCCCCAATTCCTTTGAAATCGTGTTAAATTTTCCTTGTTGGCATTTGTCAAGGGGCGGTACCCACCTGCAGGCATCAGGCAGTACGGTGCGATTGTATTCGTGTATTTCTTGAGCGTGTACAAAATGACGTCGAATACTATCTTTTTTGCTCTATTTGGTCTGTAATCGAGTCCGATCGAACCAAGTGCTCTCAGAAGACCCGTCCTTGTCCACCACTCGCACTCTCTGAAATTCGTCGGATAATTAGAGTCGGTAATATATCCTTTACCGTTACGGATGCTACAGCTCCATACGTGGGGAAGCCGACCGGAATTTTCAGCAGGCTCTACGTACACCACAGCTCCCGTCAGTTCGTACATGCCTTTTGTAAGCACCAAGCCAACGTTTTCGTTCGAGTTGGGCCCTTTATTATTATTTTTTCGCGCCTCCGGTAGAGGAATTCCTGAATAGAAGCTCTTGGACCATTCACCATGAACCAAAAGTATAGGGTTCGTCCACTCGCGCGGGAACTTGTATTGGTGGTTGGAAGTTCTCACGACTCTGTACTCCGCGCCGCGCCGGAACCCTAGATGACTTAGGATGGTCGGAAGTTCGTAGTGGGGCCACCCACCAGCCACCCCTTTGGATTCACGCGTCGGCTCGTTTTTCCATTTGATATTCTTTAACAGGTACGCATTGAGACCTGATTTAGGAATGAGGGAACCCGGGCCGCCCACTGCGCATATGTACTGGTTCAGGAATTTCCAAAAGTAAACCCGTGGAGTCTTATTCGTTTTCATGTACGGGCATGGAACCCCTATATTTGAATTAAAATAGGCCTTCTGTTTTGGACCTAGACGAGGATAAACCCGTCTGAGCTTGTCCCATAGAACTTTAAGACCGTTGTCTGACGTCAGAAATATGTTCAAAGACGAGTTGAACCAGCACGTACCACCCGTCTGGCCCAAGCCCACGTTCATTACTATTACACTCAGGAAAAGTTATCCGCCACCGTCTTATCGCCGCGGATCTCCACAAACACCGGCAGAAACAGCGACTTCAGGCCCGTCTTCTTGTCGTCGATCAGTGCGTTGTACTTGACGGCCACAATCTTGCCCAAGAATTCCGAGGGGTCGCATGACCGCTCCTCGTCATCGAGGCCTGTGCCGACCGCCGACTTGACCTTGCCATCAGCCGACTCGACCAGCAGCGACCCAATTTTGCCCTCATATTTGCCCGTCCCTGGAAGGAACCCAGTGACGCGCAAGTCCGCCTCGAGCTCCGCCTTCATCTTGACCTGGTGCTTGACCCGCTTGTCCTCCCACGCACCCTTGGGGTCCTTGAGAATCACCCCCTCCTCGCCACAGGACAGCTGCTCCTTGTAGATTTCCTGAACCTCCTCGATGCTAGCGACGTCCAACCACGTCTGGACGAGTATGATCCGGGTGGGGCGCGCCGCCTTCAGAGTACCACTAAGAATACGGAAGCGCTGAATGTACCCCACAGAACACGCGCCCTTGGCAAAGTCGGCCACTGGGATCACGTCCCAAACCTTGGCGTGAATATCACGTCCCGCCACCAGGGTACCTGTACCCTTCTGGAACTTGGTCAGGATACCGTTGCCCGTTTTGCGGTCGCAGTTGGCCACGAGTAGCTCGCCGTCATAGACGCCGTCGGGGAGTTTTTGGAAGTCGGCCTCGATGGGTAGACCAGCAAGCTCCAACTCCTTACCAGCGCGCGACTTGAACGCCACGTGTCCACTCTGCACATGCGCGTTGAAGCGCATGCCGTCCATCTTGGTCTGTGCAATGCACGGGAACTTGATTTTCGTCTTGTCATTTAGCGGGCTTACTAGCATACAGGGGTAGGTGAGCTTCAGGTCGGGCCAGGTCTTTTCGACCGTCGCTTCGCTCACGCCGCACTTGAGGTTGCGGCCCAGGACGCGCCGCAGAACCTCACGGTCATCCGGCTCGAGACACGTCAAGAGGCGGTGGACGTGGGTCGTGGCGGCGTTTCCGCGAAGCTCGCGGGTCGCAAGGTGCTTTTTGATGGATTCGAGGGCATCACTCAGGGTCCATGTGTCTGCACCCTCGCGCGCAGTGCCCGCCTCGGGCAGCTTTTTGATATAGAAATTCACGAGGGGGTCTAGGGTCAAGCGACAGACTTCCTTGAAGACGGGGTCGGTCGCGTGAGCCTTGAGGATAGCCTCCTTCTCGAGGCGACCGGAAGCGGCTTCGAGCTGGTGGAGGATCTGAAGAGCCATGGAGTGTGTTTGGGTGGGTGGGTTGGAATGGGCAGTCCTAAACCTGACATGGTCAGGACACGTTTTTTAACTCACGCTAGAGCCTTGGCCAAGACTAGTGTCACGGTGCCCAGTAGACAGAACGCAAATGCGACAAGGCCCTGCGTCTTGGCCTTGGGCTTGTCGGTCTGGGCCTTGCTCAGAGCGCCGACGGCGGTACCTATGCAAATAAATATGAAAATAATCGCCGCCAGATACATACCCATAATTATCGGGAAGGGGAGCATTTACCATTTTCCCATATTTTATTCTGGCCTGATAGTACCATGAACACCAAGAAGTACGTTTCGAACGTCCTCAAGTCTCTGCGCAAGTCCGTGACCGCCGCCAAGGCGTCCAACGCCAACGTGGTGCGTCAGCTCCGCAACGCCACCAAGGCTGTGAAGAAGGTGGGCCGCTCCGTGAAGCGCGTTAGCCGTTAAAATCCTAGTAAAAAGTAATGATTAGACGTCCCAGGCACACGGTCGTCACGACCCGCCGGTGGCCAGAACGCTATTTCAGCGGTCTGTCCAAATTGTGGAGGAGGCGCAGGGAGGTTGAGCTCCTCAGGCGCCGTAGCAATCCTCATCCTAAATTGAGCAGGTCCAATCGGGTCGTGAAAAACAGACCCAAGTCCAAGTGGACCCTCAGGTTCCATCAGGTTTATCCTGGCCTGAAATTCAACAAGGCGGCCATAGCCAAGAAGACTGGTATTAGTCGCGCGACCCTGAACACCGTTTATGACCGGGGACTCAAGGCGTGGAAGACGGGAGGGTCGCGACCTGGAGCGTCAGCCCAGCAGTGGGCTGTGGGTAGAACATACCGATATGTATTAATTACAAAAAAGAAAGCACCCGTTAGCTGGTATAAATGGCGATACGATCCCGACGATGATCTAAGGAGGCGAGGAGATCGTCCGGATAACAACTTGAGATTACACAGATAGATATTTCAATGCACCTTGCGTGTCCTTGGCGTTCAGAAAGGCGCGCAGCCGCGCCATGCGCTCAGCAAACTGCTTGGCCCCTGTAGACTTGAGGTAGTTGTGCCAATAGGCCTCTGCCCAGTTGGCGTGGTAACTGTAAACGACGGCATTGAACTTGGCGTCGTTTGCAATACGGACCGCCTTGCGAGCGTTGCGGATGTACTCGCGCTGGATGGCGTTCATCTTTGACTTTGGTTGGAAATTGAGTCAGTCGACCCTGACCTGACTGGCTCATGACACGAAATCTTCACGTCGGCCGACAAAGTACTCCAGAAGGTCCTTCTCAAATCTACGACCTGGATTTGTCAACTGAATTAGACCCGCACTCGTCTGACCAATGTCGGTCAGAGGGTCGAACTTATTCTTGGTCAGGATGTCCCAACGCTCACGGTACTTGCGGTCTTCGTGACGCCCGTGCCAGTGGTGCATGATGGTCCCATCGACGTACGAAACCTTCAGACCCTTGCACATACACTGGTACTCCTCGAGCCACGATCGGTAATTCGGGTGGATATTTCCAGGAGCGCTATCCGTCACACGACCTATCCATGCCATCGACATGTGTCTGTCGCCCGACCCCAGAATGGCCCAATCTATGAGACCGCCCATCTGGAGCCAGGCTTTGCGTGTGCAGGCCCATGCATATCCCGGGTGCCAATACCCGTACTTGTCCGTCTTGACGTAGGGGGTCCCACTGTCCCGGTGCATGTACCCAAAGCCCTTGTCAATCTTGAGAGCCTCGTTTTTCGATCCTAAATTCACACACGTCTGGAACATCTGGACAATGTCCCAAGTGCCCAATTTCGAAATTGTATCATTGGCCCAATTTGAATTCAAAAATGAAATGTCGGCATCGACCCATGCCACATATTTCCACCCGGTGGGTAGACGGGCTATGGCCATGTTGATCAGGTTTTCCTTGAGCCAGACGGGACTGTCCGTCTCGTACTTCAGGTGCTTGAACACCTTCAGGTCTGGAAGTGGGGCTGGTCCGATCGCTTCGGCTATGACCACCTGAACCCCTGACCCCTCAATTTGTTTTACAAATTCGACAAAGAGGCTCTGACGGCGCTTGAAGCCACAGAAGTTGAAGTAGGGTAAGACGACGTAGAGGGTCTCGGCCTGAGCACGTGACCCGCCGAGACAACACGCCATCTCTTCTGGTATTACGTCCTAAAAGTTTGGGGCTTGGTTGGCCATACGTACTCGGCATCGACCCATGTGGGACCGACGTCGAAATGGTACCACTCGGGCATCTTGCGGTTCAGTGACGCCTGATGGGACCTGTGTACAGGGTCCCATCCCCACCACCATGGCGGGCGAGGGTTCCGACAGTGAGGCAATTTCGCCATGTTATTCGTGTAACCACGGGCTACCCACTCGTCAATCATAGTGTTCATGTACTTGGCGAGAAAGCAGGTGTGGCCCTTCCACATCAGGGTCGCTGGATGTTTCGTCCAACCTTTGGTCAGGCCCATGAGGGCCCTCCATATCTGATACGCTTCAACCCTCTGTTTCCCGAGCCGAGATCGGTCCAACGCCTTGGCACACTCCACCAGGTCCGTCGAGACTGCAAAGGTCATCATTTTGTTCCGAGTTGCTCTCGACCGTCCGTTCCTTGGTCGGTACGTGACCCGTATTTTTCAAGGACCCTCCTGGACCCAGGTCCTCCTGGTCGATACCAATTGTGTTTGAAAATTCGTTGAGCCAAGACAATCTTATCCTCGTCAGACTCGATGGTGCCGTCGGGCATCAGGTACATGTCCTCGCCGATGGGGTTAAGTCTGCACCTTTTGACAACCTTACCGAGTTCATAGTCCGTTTCACATACGTAGCTCATAAAAGGAATGGAGTCATGGCTTTTATGTTAGAATTTATGATTGGAATTTTGAGTGGTTGGTTGATTTTCAGACCGTGGCGGACGACTCGAACCGTCGGGATCCAAGTTGGGGAGGTGTGGGGTCAGCCAGTCAAGTCGCAACCAATTTCAATTCGAAATTCGTTCGTACCTGGTTCGCTCAAGAACTATTGGGGAGCAGATTCGTAGCCTGGTCAAACTCGTACATGAGACGCCGGCGGCACGCAGGGTGAGACGGGTCGGTGATGCACCGACGCCATGTCCGCTGCAGGATCTCGGCGTTGTGATTGGCCATGATCATCTCGGTCCGGAGAGGTGCGTAGATGACGCGGTTGTAGACGGCCATGGTGTTGTCGACGACTCGCTCGAGGTGCAAGTCTGGAGCCTCGGGCCATGGAACGTTCATGGACGCCCACACCACATTCTGGATCAAAATTCGACAGTGTTCCAGAATCCCAGTAATGGCATCTACTGTCGAGTATCGGTGGTTCAGGTCCTCGAAACACATGTCTATGACGCGCTCTAGAGCTGCATTATCCGCGTCGGACAGACGGTCCAGGGCATTCCAGTGAGCCATGTTGGTATTCATGACGAGCTGGATTTCCAGAGCTCCACGGAGGTCCGTCTCAAACTCGTCGAGCTGAACGTCCACGCCCCCCGTTGACTTGCGCGGTGCCCGTGGCGTTGCCATTGTTGTTGTTGACCTTTCGCTTGCGCGTGGCTGGACTGGCCCGTGCAGGACTCGAATTTTTCGGGGCTATCAATTTACGAACTAAATTGGTGGCGCTATTCGAGTTGAGGCCAGCCGCAGTGAGTTCCTTGAGAATTCGCTGCTTGGTTTTATTCGTGGGTGTTCCGTGATAGAAGCTCAGGTTCCCACGAGTTAGGAGGTTCTGGAGCGACCCAGGTATTTTAGGAATCAAAATGTTGGTGGTGTAATTCTTGCTATTTGAGTTTATGTTCCGTAGGGCGTTCTTCACGAGCCGGACATAGTTGGCGTTGGTCATGCCCCGATTCTTAGTCTTGGTCATAATGTTTCGGGTGTACGTACCGCTTTCAAGGTTGAACTTGATGGTCCGTCCCTCCTTGGAAAGCTCACCGGCTGCCACGATGACCCGACCCTGATTTCTGACGGGCAATTGAAAGTGGCGCGAGCCAGACTCGAGAAGGTTGTGGACCCGGACGAAACTCTTGTGGTATCTGTTAGTCTCGGGGTTGTACTCGATGAGATAAAGATACACACCGTCGGGGAGGGTCAATGCGTCAGTATTCCTATAGGTTCTGTTTAGGTTGAGGTTTGCGCGGGACTGACCGTAGTAAATTTTGGGCCAGTGGGACGGGATACCTGTGACGTGATTCGCCTTGAGGATTTTCTGGACGCGATTGATGGCGTTGCCGCGGTTGACGACGGGCCAGGGGTGACCGTTGGACACTTTGAACAGTTTCTTGACGTTAATAGTCGGATGGTTCATTACAATTTGCAAACAAAATTACTCGTCCATGGGGTCATGGCGCTCGTCGGTCTCAAGGTCGGACTCGCCCGCTTCGTGACCGCCGCGCCAGTCAGTCTCCTCGTCGAGCTGGCAGCACAGGTCAAAGTGAATCTTGGCCCATTTCGCCTTCTGCTCGCGGCACCACTGGCAGTACTCCACGTAGATGGGGCTCGCGACGTCAAACGGGCACGCGTCGTCCAAGAGCGCGTCGATGAAGGCGCATTCTTTGGCAGAGGCGCGGTCACGCTCAGCCTCGAGGTTCTTCATCTCTTGCATGTGGAGGTCGATGCGCTCCTGTAGCGGCAGTGCAAAGTACGCATCGACAGCCTCCTCCTCGAGGCGGCCGGCGCAGTAGTCGCCACCCTGAATCTCGTAGAGCTCCTCCTTGTTGATTTCGTCACAGATGTACTCTGTGAAAAAGTTGTACATGGACGGGGTGCACGCCTCACCGAGGTACTCTTCAAACACTGAATACGTCCAGGTGAATACAGGCTTTTCGTTCTCGGCTTCACCCTGGAAGCCGTACAGGAGGCGGGACTCGTCGTTCCACTGGACGTAAGCGTTGGGAGACATGGTTGGTTTTGGGGTAACTTTGACTGGTGATTACACTTGCTTGGCCAGCGCAGCACACTTTTTTTTCAGATGGCCGGGAGCCACATCACATTGACTTCGGTATGCAGTGTGACGACGCCTGGGGAGTCCACGTGGGTCACGTGGAGTAGGATCCCGACGTCGTCGTGCGTCAGCGTGAGCTTCTGGCCTGGCGCGACTTTGCAGCCGCAGAGGACGTTCCGGACGGAATTAGGGAGGTTGTCGGGCATGGGACCCGGCTTGCTCTTGACGAACTCGGCCTGTATAGCCACAACCGTGGGCCCACCGGTCATGGGCACGAGGTACTCCTCGAGGGTAACCTCCTCGGAAGGGTAGACTTCCCGGCGCGTGATGGCATTCATACAGACGGTGCCGCGGCGCACGTCCGGATGGGGGATGCACTTGTAGACGAAGCGACCCATCTTGACATATGGGGTTGTCGCGTCAGAAGGGTTGACGTAAAGGGCGTTGGTATTGGCCAGGTCGGCGTTGAGGCTGGGCAGGACATGGAAGGAGGCCATCGTGATGGTTGTTTTGGGGTACTTGACTCTCCGTTCTGCCGACCCTGACTCGGACAAGACACGTTTTTTTCAGGGGCCCTAGTATGGGTGTTAAGCGTCCTCGGGAAGAAAAGAACTATGGGCACCTTCCTAGGACCCCTAGTGGTAAGCTCAGACGGCTCAACGTCATAAACGCCTGGACTAGAACTAAAATTGCACAGGGTATCCGTTCAAAATCCAAGACGGTCGGTCTGAACAATACGAGTAATAACACACGTCAAATGGCGGTGAATATACGCCGCCGATTCATACACAACGCACCCCGGTCCAACGGTAGTCTGGTTCTGTACCGGGGTCTGGCAATTAGCAATCCAAATAACATCCGAAATGAAAATGGACCCTCGTCATGGACCAACCGTCGCAAGACGGCCAGGGTTTTTGCTCTCAAAAATAACCCAAACGGTATCGTCTTGAGACTTTATGTCAATCGGAACATCCCGTACATAAAGATTCCACCCAATAAGAGACTCCGGTATTCGCACCTCGGTGAGCACGTCTTGCCACCTGGGCGGATAGAGGTCAAGGGCTTCAATGCGAATGAGCGCGTCTGGAACGTCAAGTTTGTGCCTCACAAAAAGTACTTGACGAATTGGGCGTTTTATTAGCCAAAAACGCATCTTGGTCCAGGACAGAATGGACCCTGCTTGGGTGACGTCAGTGATTGAAATTTACTTTAAAATTAGACCCGTCCCAGAAACTCAGGCTCTTTATCGTAGCATGGGCCTCACGACATATGAGTACTGGCGGATGGAACTTGACTGGCTCATAAACTCGGCGTGGGACTCGACCAACCCCGAGTTTAGGGACATGCCTGGATCGTACTATTTATTACACAAATATGGAGACGGTCAAAAGATTGAACTCGATGACGAAGACCGCAAGGCGCTCTGGGACAGATTCATCGTGGAGCTTGGGATGTACCCTCCCATTTTCCCCTTGAAATTTACTCCCAGAGGACAAAAGTGAGGCCTTTCAGGCCTCACTTTCCTCCCCTCCCTCCTCCTTCTTCGTCAGCATCGCCAGAGTAATCTTGAACGCGTTGGAGGCTGCCGCCTTGCCCGGGATCTTGTTCTCGGACGTGTCATTGATGGCCTGCAGGAACGCCTTGTACATGGCGGTGGCCTCGACAGCCTCCTTGAGCTCGGCGTTAGCCTCCTTCAGGTCAGCCTTCAGGTCAGTCACGCGGTCGAGAGCCTTCATCAGAGTCTTGGAGGTGGCCATTGTTACTTCTAGGGAGGCCCAAGTTTTTATCTGGGTTTGGAGTATAGGATGGCGAATGCAAATTCGAACAACGGCGCCAACCCCGCAAATATATTCAATGCAAATGGAACAGTTCCTTATGCTAAAATAAAAGCCAACGTGGGCCCCTACGTGAGAAGTCGCATTTGGGCGTCTCGTGTTGCAGGAACATCTCGCGGAGCCAATACGAACAAAATTGAGGCGGTGATCAACGCGACTAATAAAAGACCTACGAAGAAGATGGTTCTTCTGGCTCTTGCACAAGCTCTCGGAGTCCGATACACGACGACTGGCCGCGGTGGAGGTCTCGAGGACGCTCCATTCATTCCGGGTGTCGCGGCTATACCTACTATTCAACGAAACCTATGGTCAACTGAAGAGGCGTATCTACCCGTTGCCGAAGTTCGCAAACGGATGGAGGGTCACTGGGGTGTAGATGGAATTAACATATCACCTCGCAACCCACTTAATAAACCAGCCAATAACCGTTCAATTGTAATCGACAAGCCTGTGACGGGTGCCATTTCCAGCTTCTATCATCCGGCGTTCACCCAAGTTTGCTATGGAAACGGAGAGTGGCTTATAAACGGATTCAAGGTTCAGAAAAAGGCTATTATTGAAAAAGCGGCTGGGTTTCTCGGAAGAGCCGTCAATTCCGTCACGAGTGGTGCGAATGCCCTGATAGGTCCAGCAGGCAAAGGCGCCAATGCAGCCGAGGCGGACATAACGAAGATCACCATTATGAATTGGCCTGCAGGCAATTCTTCGAATTTCAGTAGGACGCGCATAATCTTCACCATCGGTGAAGACAAGGTTGGTCCGGGGGAAGGAGCACAGGCTCATGGTAAAGAGGTGGCTCAGCTTCGCTTCATCGCGTTCGCCATTTACTACATGTGGTATGAGGTGCATCAATCCACAACACCTAGTCATCCTTGGAAAAGTATTCCATTTAAGAATATCGATATAGAAGCTGTATTTCTGGCCGCCGGCGCCGACAAGGTTCAGAACACAATTATAACAAATCAGGCTAATAAGGAAAAAACATCGTACATAGATCCCACCAACCGGACTAAGAGAAAAATAATGAATGTCGTCCCCGTGAATCTCGATAAATTCTGTGCTATATTTCGTCTGGACGCGTATCGTTTTGCCACGGCGATGACCGCCGTCGACGCCAAGTTCCGGGACAAGATGATAGAGTACTTTTCTAAGATTAAAGAATTGAACCAAAACCCAGCTCTGAACAAAGCCGTCAATAACGCGAATCTCATCAATGTTTCAGCCGGACTAGCGACTCTTCGTCTCAACAACGCAACTCTTGGGCGTAAATTCAAGCCTGTCGTCTTGCGCAAGCCGCGCACGAACTGGAAGAACAACGATAATCGCAAAGCCTGGGAACGTGCATGGTTCAACTTGTACAAAAACTACGCACTCCGACACGCCCCCATGGAAAACCGTACGTCTATACGAAACGCTAAAGTGGCGTTCGGTGAAAATGCAAATATGGGTGCGAATAACAACAAGGCGTCATATTATTCAGGAGAATCTGCTCCGAATATTTTTGAACAGAGGGCGAGAGAAGCTGCGTTCAAGAAAAACGAAGGCTTTAAAATTGAGAAAGAACAGGCCGCTTTGGCGGCATCTCGGGCCGCTGCTGCTGCTGCGACTGCCGCTCGTAGAGCGGAAACCCAAACAGCCAAGAATCTACGGAGGGCCAACATGGCTCTAAAAGCAGCGCAAGCCTCCCAAGTCCTCGCGAATTCTAAATTGAAAATCTCGAGTAACGAGAAGAAACTGGCTGCAAAGCGCAAGGCAAATAATGCCGTTATTGCGGCCAAGGCGGCGTACAATGCAGCCAAGGCGGCAAACAACGCAGCCCAGTTGCCGTTCAATAAAAACGCCTACCTGCAAAGCATAGCGACTTCTAACGCCAACTTTGGTGATGTATATGGTAAATTTATGCGCGACCACGCAAATCTTCAGGGTAATTTAATTCAAAAATTAAAGAACCTGGCTCAACAGAACCAAAATGCCGCCAATAAACTCACATACATAAACCTGCAGCAGCGCGGAGCGAAGAGACGGCGTGTCTGATAAATATATTTATTTATATCAAATGGCCAACTTAAAGGAGGCCATCCAAAAGGCCAGAGCGCGCAATGCTAAATATAGAGAAAACCTCAAGTCTCGAGTCAAGGCTCTTCCGAAAATCCCTCGAGTAATTCTGGCAGCAAATTACGTCAACCCTATCACCCTAGACTTTCCCAAGAGTGTGGTCGTCTATGAGATCAAGAACCGTACGACAGGACGTACCAACTACTACAACAAAGAAACCTTCCGTAAGCTCATTACGGCATTCAAGAACGACTACAACCTCTTGATGATGAACCCCAAGGCGCCCATTCCGGGTGCACGCAACCCAGTGACCCGTGGAGCCATCTACCCGCGGAACGTGCGTCGCGTCACGGTCGCCGCCAAGAAAAAGACGCCCAGCCCCAACACAGCCGCCAAGAAGATCCAGACTGCCGTCCGTAAACGCTTGGCCAAGTCGCGCTCCAAGTAAAGGACTAATTTGTGACTAGAATTAGAGGCTGAGAATGAATTCTCAGCCGCCCCTGGACCCCTATGCGGTCCTAGGAATCCCACGTGAGGCGCAGGACACTGACGTCAAGAAAGCCTATCGCAAACTTGCCCGCGAGCACCACCCAGACAAGGGCGGTGACGCCGAGAAGTTCAAAAAGGTCCAGGAGGCGTACGAGGTTCTTTCAGATCCCCAGAAGCGCCAGAACTATGACCAGTGGGGGTCAGCTGACCCCCCGGGAGGTCAGGGCGGCTTTCCCGGGGGTGGGTTCAACCCGGCTGACATCTTCGGGCAGATGTTCGGTGGAGGGTTCGGGCAAACTCGAGGTCCAGTGCGTCGGGCCAACCACGAGCACGAACTCAAGATTACGCTCGAGGATGCTTACCGCGGTCTGACCAAGAACTTCAAAATTCAACTGTCGAAGCCGTGTTGGTCATGTCAGAAAAAGTGCCCACAGTGTAACGGTCGTGGCCAGATCCAGATCCAGATGGGGCCCATGGCCTTTGCGCAACCCTGTCCGGCGTGTCAAGGTGGCGGGGTCCATGGGTCCGGCTGCCACGACTGTAATTTCAAGGCGAAAAAGACTGAGAACCTCAATTTGGAATTGAAAATCCCCAAGGGGATCCAGACTGGAAACACCCTCACGGCCCATGGACTCGGTGAACAGGCCAGGACCCGAGAGGAAGAGTCTGGGGACCTCATATTTCACATAAGAATTCAGGACCATCCAGAACTTTTGCGTCAGGGTGATGACCTCGTCTGGCATACGAAGATTGATTTCTTGGATAGCGTCAACGGTAAGGTTATCGAGGCTCCACACTTCGACGGGCCGATCAGGATCGACACGGCGGACTGGGGTGTTCTGGACCCGCGCGAGGACTATGTGATTCCAGGGAAGGGTTTTGGTACGGAAGGTACGACGTCCCGTGGCCGGTACCGTGTCGCGTTCAACGTCGTGTACCCGCCGGCTTCCACCAAATTTAAAATAGACAAAGTAGTAGAATGCTCTACGCCGTGATTCTCGGCCTGATCATCGCCATCGTCCTTCTGACTTTGATTCAAAAATCGACGAGTGGGTTCACAGCCGCAGAATGTGACGCTAAGCACACCCTGGCGTACAAGGCGTGCGGTGACGTGTTCGAAAAGGCTGCCAAGGCTTGCCGCGGTTCCAACCAGGAGGGGTGCCGGACCACCGCCCTTCACGCCCGCAAGTCGTGTCAAGACGCGGCTCGCGACGCCAAGAAGGCGTGCTTGGGCGAGGCAGCCGCCGGTGGTGACAACACCGCCACCATGAAACTCAATCAAGAGTCTAAAATAGAAGCGAAGATTGCCCAACGGACCGAGGTGGGCCCGCGTGAGCTCGTGACGCCCGGCGCGGCGTTCACACCCCCATCCCCTCCACCACAATAGTCTTGTACTGAGACGCCTTGGCCATGCGTTTCGTGAAAACCTCCCGTGCCCGCTCTTCACAATCTTCCCCGCAGTCGGCGAGGGCATCGCGCGTCTCTTTGTGATGGACCGACCAACCCGCCGAGTCATCCTTGAACTTTCCGTACTGTCTGGCCCGTTTCAACGTCTCTTCGATGTTACAGCTCGGATAGTGCAAAACTCTGAGCTCATCCTCTGTGAGTTCTTGAGTGTTCCGACCCTTCAGGTAGTGAGGGCCGTGCCATTCACACTCACCCACCTTTCCCGCCGCCTTCCCATTCCCATACGCCGTGAACCTCGTCGGATCGGAATGGAACTTTGTTCCCTCCTTGAAACAGTCTTTGTAGTCCATGCGGTCCGGGGCGAGCTCTTCATTTTTCATATGAAAAGAGGTTGAGCCGGGATATTTTGAAAAGACTTTGGCCGGGTCCTGTCCCCAGAGCAGCTCGTCAGAGTCTATATGGACGAGATACTTGATGCCATCCTGGGCCGCCATGCGCTGACCTTCGTTAAAGGCAATCTCTTGGCGGACTCGAACATTGGCCGGTTCGTCCAGGTTCGAGTCCCATGTGTAGCCGAGCCGCCCCTTCCAGTTCTTGACAACCTGGACTTTTGGATCTGAAATTCCGAGGTCCTCGTTGTCGTCGTCGGCGAAAATATAGAACCGGTCGATGTTCATCCGCTCTTTGTGATGGTCGACCCACGTCCGAATCGCGTGAGGCTCCTTGACGAGCGACACGATGGCGACCCGGTCCCGGCCTCGCTCGTTCATGTACCAGAGGAGGATGAGGATCGCAGCCAGGCACACGATCAGCAGAACCTCTAGGAGCATTAAAAGAGTCCAACATTTTTTGAGTAACGAAATGCAGTGCATGACGACGCGCAGTTGCGCTCAGTGTAAACAATGACAGAAACCTGTGTGCCGAGCGGCGTATGATCAAAGATTTACTGTTCGAGGCCAGGCGCCAAGGGGTCCACCCTTCGTGCCTGGCCCACTGGATCCATCGCAAGTATGGTGATTTTATAGTGAAAAAGATTCGAAAGGATGGCCTTCCAGGGACGTCCCTTCCGTGTGTCGTGTGCCGTAAGGCGCTCGACAGGGCGTCTATTCAGTGGAGAGCCCACGTAGGTCACGACTGGTACAGGAGCACGGATCCCGCCACGCCACCGTCCCGGCCGACCAACCGCCAGAGGGCTCTCAATTTTAAACTTTGCAACAAGTAATATGAACTGGGTTCTGTCAGTTCTTTTGGGCCTCGCCTTGGCGGTGCTCACACTGTACTTGATAAAGAAGCGTCAGGTCCCCGTGCCGATCACCGAGACGTACGTCCAACAGCCGGTCCACAAGGGTGCTGATATTTCAGAGGAGGATTCGATGCTGGTCGCCGTGGGCCTCCAGTCCCTCTACGTGCCTCGCCCGAGTGTAATGGACGCTTCGCAAATATCGAAGGAGGCTTGGCTCGCGTCACAGGCGGCAGCTCTCGCATCCGGTGCTCCGTCGCCCGGTGGCCTCATCGTGATGGCCCAGAGTGCCGAACAGGCTTCAGTAATGGGTGCCTCGGCTGCCGGGTCTCCCATGTGGTCGGCAGGTGCCGTGTCCGGTCAGGGGATGACACAGGCTCAGCCTCAGGTCCAGCAGGTTTTCCTTCCGGGCGGTACAGCCCTGGAACAGCTCCAGGTTCCCGGGGCGGCGATGACCGCCGCGGCGCCGGCACCCCGTGGTCAGACACCCGAGGAGCAGGCGGCGGCGCTCGCCAAGGCTGAAGCGCGCTTCGCTGAAAACCAGGCTCTTCAGGGTGAATCCTCGTCAGCCAAGGCTGAACGGGACCGCATAGCCGCTCTCAAGGCGGCTGCCGCTGGAGAGTACAAGGACTCGTGGCTTCCGGCTCAGAAGGACAAGAAGGACACGGCGGCGAACCGTACTGCATTCGTCGGTTCGCTCGTGGCCAAGCTAGGCCAAGACAAGCTCAATTTCAACAACTATTTCGAATCCGACTGGAAGGCGACGAACGGTCCGTACGCCGGTGACGCAAACAAGACGGCCGCATTCCGCGCTGCCCAAATGGCGGCCCAGAAGATTCTTCAGGATTCACAGGCGACGATAGACGCGCTCGACTCTACGTGGCAGAATAGCAACGCGATTGATTGCTATCCCATGCCATGGACCACATTCGCAACAGAGACGCAGTGCTCCAAGTCGTGCGGTCCGGGTAAGAAAACCCAGACGCGCAAGTACCAAGAGCCTCAGAATGGCGGTCAGGCGTGCCCACCGCCAGCCGCCCGCGAGACGCGCGACGTTGACTGTAACAATCGGACTTGCCAGCGGACCGTGTCGCCTTCGTCTGCGACGTGCGCACCTGGTTGGACCTTCCGGGCGAGCGACAACAAGTGTACGAACGTGTCACAGGCCCCTCCAGCGGAAGGGTGCGCACCTGGCTGGACGTACAACGCCACCACCGGCTACTGCACCAAGACGGGTTTCACGAGCACGAGACCGACCCCACCGGCCGGCTACGTGTTCAACACGACGACCATGAAATTCGAACAGACCGCTGCGCCTACATTCACGTGCCCGACTGCGGGCTTCAACCTGTACACGGGTGTTTTGGGTTTCACGTTCCCTCCCGAATGTGTGGGGTTCGTCTAAAACTCGAGCAATTCATTGAACCTGTTCTGGTAAAATTCTAGGGGCGCGCTAAACTTGTACTGATTTCCAGTGAAAGTATACGAAGAGGCGCGCTTGTTAATTTCTTCGACACTGATCATGTCAAGCATATTTTGAGTACAAATGAGCTTGAGATCATCAAACTCCCATTTCTGGAGGAAAATATTCTGGAGCTCCTCGACTCGAGACGTGGGCAGCATGAGAATTTCAGATTCAAAATCAGGCCACTCTTTGTGACGCATCAAGTGCGTCTCGATCATAGAGCCTATCATAACAGCCTCATCGAGATTACGGAAGGCTACCACGGATGAGATGGAGTCCTTAGGACGACAAGCCAGGATATTATTGACACCCGTATGCAAGGTCCAGTATTTACGATTGCTCTGATTGGTCCGTGCGGACAATTTGGGGCGGACTGGAGGGGTTGCGGTCGCCATTACGCAAGGGACGGGCCGAACCTTTAAGAGTCAAAAAACGTGTCTTGTCCGAGTTAGGGTTTTGGGTTTGGAGGGTCAGTCACCCCAAAACAAACCATGGAGTGTGCCGTCTGCTACGAAGAGTGTGGCGCGCGCGCTTGCAAGCTCGTCTGCGGACACGTGTTCTGTACCGGCTGCGTGAAAGAGTGGTACCGGAAGGGTACAGGCACTTCGGGCTGCCCTATGTGCCGGAGACCCATGTATTTTAAGGGGTTTCACAAGGCTCGCGACGCGTGGGACGAGGAGGCTTACGAGACGCGCTGCACCGAGATCCTAGCCGAGACTATGGAGACGTGCATCCAAGAGGCTTTCGAGATGGCTGACTATTTCCCTCGCAAATTCCGCAAGGAGATCCTGACCGGGACCCTGAATGACCTTCGGGAAATGGAAAAGACGTTCCGTTTCCTGAAGAGCGAGTGCCTCTCACCTGATGACATCGACTACGTGCTCAATGAGACGGACGACTACTACTCAGACCGTCACATCGACCGCTACAGCTGGAGCGACGAGCCTGCCAAGGAGCCGGCGCCCCGCTGCCCCGCACGCGCTGCTGGCCGCGACGGCCGGAGAGTTCGCGCACGCCAGGACCCCTGGTTCACAGTGAGCCTTATTTTTGAAGTGTAATTACTAGAGATGAAGACACTTGCAATCCTTCTACTCGTCCTCATAGTCTTGTGGCTCATGACCGAGCGTCAGCACTCCCCGCCGACCACCCCCATCCTTTATCGTCAGGCGGCTCGCTACGCTGTCGCCTCTTCTCAGGACGAAGCGACCGTCATCAAGGTTCTGCACGCCAATTACGCCATGGGATATCTACTGGCGTTGAAGGATTTGGTACCGGCTGACGAATTCAAGCAGGCGACAGGAAAGGACCTCTTGGAATTTGAACAGGAAATTGCGCGCATCCAGGACAAGGCCACCCTAGCGCTTGTGGAAATGTGTCCAGGCCTGACCCCCAAAGAGGACCCTGAACTTCTCAAGGCTATGTACGCCTAGTCGATGCGCACCTTTTGACCATTCCTCACGAGTCTACTCCCTGCGAATGCGAGCAGTCCAGGGACGAGCACAAACGTCACGAGACGAGCGAATTCTGGTTTCAAATTCAGAACCTCCCTCGCGCGGTGATAGACAGCCCCATCGATCGTCTGATCCCCCACGTCTTCAGAGCCCGATTCGGCTATCCAGTCAGACTGATAGTTGAATATCATCATAAAGGCGATGTAAATCAGAAAGACGCCTGCAGCCTTGGCATGCGGCAGAGCTATATTAGGGTCTATGAGATGAAGTATGAATATGAGGGACAGGACGACCAAGTTCTTGACGAGCAACCCTCTTTCGGGCTCCAATTTATTGAGGAAATTGAGCCAAGGGCGGCTAGTGAAGATGAACCCGGCCAAGGCGATCACGAGCGCAAGTTTCAAGTGCGTCATTACTCTACGATGTGTCCAGATAAAAAGGCGGACCGTCAAGAAGGTAGAAAATGCAGGCTATTCAGGCAGTCCTCGACCTTGTCAAAGAGCGCGATGAGATTGCCGAGGAGCTCGAGACGTACGAGAACTGGTTCGAGGCTCTCGTGGGTGAGAATGTGGTTCTGAGCGTCGGGTCCAAGCGCAAGGCGCGCTTTGTGGACTGTATCGTGACCGAGTTTACTCCGGGTGAGGGCTGGGTCCTGCAGACTATCGACGGCGAGGGTGAGGACGATGTGCATGTGGTGACGTTCGAGGACTTTGTGCGCGGCCGACTTTACATTCAGGACAAGCCGAAGAAGCACGTGACGTTCGACATTGACGAGGTGAATTAAATTGTAGTGTAATTACAAAAAAAATGGTTGAGGTGGCGTCTGTTGCTGACGTGGCTCAGCGCCGCGAGCGCCCCCGTAACCTCTTTATCTACCAGGCGCTTTTCGCCGCGGGTGTGTACTTTTTGACCGGTCAGAATGGCCGCATGACTGCATACATTTTTGTCTTCCACCTTTTCCTGTGGAAGATTCTTCAGGCGTTGGCGCTCGTGTAGAGCTCCTGACAAAACCTGACCAGTTCAGGTAAGAGCTCATTCGTCCAAGTCTCTTCGTCGCGCGCGACGTCGTGACTCAGCACCTGGTTGTTGTACTGCTCTACAAGCCGAGCATGTACAAGACCCAGCATCTGCAGATACACCTGTACCTGCACAAACTCGTACTCGACGACGCGCCCGAACAGACGGTTCGTACGGTTCTTGATCTCGACCAGGACACGTGAGCCGTCCGGACGCTCTTCGATCCGGTCAATCTTTCCGCAGATTGAGAACTTTACACCCTCAATACTCGGCAGTTCTATGTAATAGAACGAATTGTCGCGGACGAGGCGAACCTTCTCATCCACCTGAACCTTGTCCGAAGTTTTGTCTTCGGAGCGCGTCCCATGCGACGTGTAGACATTCGAGGTGATGTGTGAGATGACCTCAGCCTTTTGCTCGGTGCTCAAATTCGTATCAGAATTAATGTGCTTCCGGACGTTGGCGATGATGTTCTGAACTTCCGTGGAATCTTTGGGCTCTATTTTCGAAACACAATCCAGGACTTCACGAGCCAGAGGGGATGCCCGCATAGCGATGTTGGCACGGTCCCTCTGAGTCTGACCCGTGAATGTGTCCGGCCAGTATTTCTTCCACATGTCGTTCATAACCTCCTCACGGGACTTGTACTGATGGCGACCGACGCATGCCGCCACGTCACTGGCACGAATCGTAACGCGCCGGGTCGTCATGTTTAGGTAGTATAGGTGCCGAGTCTCTATTTAAGGACGTGGCCCTCCCATCACACAAATGCTCTCTGTACGACCCCTCATCATCATCAAGGCGACTGCCCAGCCCCACCAGCCCAAACCCAAAAAGAGTGTTCAACTTTCTAAAAAGCTCAAGCAAGCTATTAATCACGCCAGTCTCATTTGTATCAATCACGAGGATACAAAGGAGTGTGGGGTTGCCTGGGACCAGGTTGAGGAGTTGTCTGCGGCGCTCAACGACGCCCTCATTCAGGCTGAAGAGCTTCAATGGTTCGATGAAAAGTCAAAGCGCGAATATGACGTCTAGGCCTTGACGTGGACAAACACCGACCAGGCCAGCAGAGCCGCCTGGACCACAGCCATCCAGTACAGGACGGTCTGCTGGTAGCCACCGGCGCAGCCGCAGGCGCTCTGGCGCAGGCCACGGACGTACGTGATGGTCACCCACAGGTACACCAGCGACGCGACGCCGATCGGGCCACCCAGCATCTTGATCAGGTCCTTGGACACGCCCGTGAGCAGGACGGCCTGGAACAGGATAACCGCCAGGAAGAAATACTTCATGTAATCGCGGCGCCAGTCACGGGAGCACTCGCAACCGCTCGACTCCAGACGCGTGATCCACAGCAGGGCCAGACCATAGAACAGAATGTTAACCAGGGGGACAATCGACTTCATTTAATTTAGTAAAATATTAAAAATTCGTGCCCTGAGCCAGTCAACGTCTTGACGGAACCACCCACGTCACCCCAAATGGACTCTGCCAAACGCCAATCCAAACGTGACTCGGCCAAGAAATCCAAGGACCACGCAATTTACACCCAAAAATCAGTCAGGGCTAAAGAGGCCCTCGTCGAAAAAAAGCTGTCTTGTCCTGGCCAAACCAAGGGCAAGTGACGACCCGGCCACCCAAAAACAACCATGGCTTCCCTCAAGAGTCCCGGCCTTCAGTTCTACGCCGAACAGTTCGGCACCTTGGATCTAGAGCGCGGCCCTAAACGCAACGAGCTCTATGTAGTATGCCTTGACGGTTCTATTCAGATAGTTCACGAGCCTAGCCGGCCTGTTGAATGGGAGCTTATTGAAGACGGTCCCGAGTGGTTCTATCGTGTGAACCAGCATCCCCGCAAGCACTGTGCGGTCCGCTTTCACAGCTGGACTAATAACCCACCACCTGGCCGTGGGTCCCCCACGCACGCCGAAGTGACTGACCAGAAGGACGAGGGCTCCGAGGTGACCTCACAGCTCAAGTCCATCTCTAAAATAGACCCTCTCCTCGCACACTGCGCGGTGATCCTCGACGACCCGGTCCAGACGGCCGCGATGGCCAAGTTCGCCGAGGGTAAGATGAGCTACGCGGAAATGCGCGGACTTTGCGGGTGAATTTTATTGCGCGAGTGTAACGATGAATAGACCTTGCAGCCAGTGTCGCTTCTACCGTCCCGGCCCCTACGTCCGTACAGGTCAGTGCACCCTCTACACCGCCTATCGTGGTCGGGGTAAACTCGTCTATGAATTTTCAGACTCGGTTCGACTCGACAAGTCCAAATGTGGGCAGGAGGGCCGCCTTTGGACGCCTGCGAAAGAAAACACGTCGCGTGAGCGTCACGAGATACTTCGGTCGTTGATTGAAGACGAGGAATAAAACAGACAGTAATTAGTAGTGGTATGAACAAGCCGTGTGTCCAGGTCCGGGTGGTGGTCCGCAAGGTCCAGCGTCACCCAATTACCCAGAGGACATTTCGTTCTGGAATTCTCATCAAGAAGCACGTGGTACGAGGGGCGACTCTAGGCCTCATACCAGATGCCCTAAACGATTTCGCATTTCATCATGCACCCCTGACCGTCAACGAGGCGGTCCATATTCTTCAGGATCAAGTCACCATCAGTAGTCTATCAGCGATGATGGCCATTGTGCTCATGGCCTCGAGGGTCGAAAAATTCATGTAATGTCCAGGTCAGGGTCCCCGAGCCGACCCTATTTTCAAAACAAAAAGCAAGCAGGCAGGATGGAACACGCCCTTCGCGACTTTGCCCGTACGCGCCTCGGTGCCCACTTCACGGGTGTGGCTGTTCGGAACGCCGAAAAGTCCATCTACAACTGGGCGGTCCAGTCGACCCGAGCCCAGAATGACGTGGCGAGTTGGGAGAACCATCTGTTCCGCTGGCGCTACAAGCAAAAGGTTGTGGGGCTTGTTACGGAGCTCGGGCGTGCTCCTATGGCTGCAGTAGACCTCGCAGTCACGGGTGACCGCGTCACACTCGAAATAAAGGTGATGCCGCAGCTCGTGCGCCGCTTGCAGGTCAAGGAGCTCGACATGAAAAACCTCGCCAAGTACCCAGCCGACGTGCTCTGGCCCGAAGGACCGATGGCCCGCACCGCCTTCGAGCTCAAGAGCCGCGACCTCCAGATGGAGACCGCCAAAACCAAGGAAGAAGACTATTCCGGGATGTTCACCTGTGGTCGCTGTAAATCAAAGCGCACAACGTTCTATTTGCTTCAGACGCGTTCAGCTGACGAACCCATGACCGCGTTCATTACATGTATGGCTTGCGGTAACAAGTGGAAGGGTTGAGTGTAATGAATGTCACGCGTTTTCCCAAGCCAGGCCGTCCCGTCCCATTTTAATTTTCTCGACAAATAGTACAAAAATGAACGGTCCCGTGAAGCGTGCCTACCGCGCTCGTGTCGGTCGCAAGGGCCGCAAGGTTCCCAAGGCCCCAGCCGGCTCCCCCAAGCCCACGTCCTTCATGAACGTGAAGCGTCGCGTCATCATGCAGACTGCCCAGGGCAAGTACGTCGTCAAGACGGACAAGGGTCTGAAGTACGCGCCGAAGGCCAAGTACTACCGTAACCCCCAGGGCTCCACGGTGAACGTCAAGTACGCCCACGCCAACGTGGCCATCCCCAGCCCGATCCGCCCCAAGCTGATCCGCAAGGAGCGCAAGAACGCTGGCGCGGCCCGTGGCAAGTACGCCCCGCGCAAGGTGGGCGTGCGTGTGCACCACGTGAAGCGCGTGGCTCACATCGGCGCCATGATGGAGGGCTATGCCCCCAAGCGCCCGGTCGGCCGCCCCCGCAAGCACAAGGTGTCCCCGGGTGGCAACATGGGCCTGGCTGCCCTGTTCGGTGGCAAGGCTCCCCGCAAGAAGCGCGCCAACGCCGGTGTGAAGCGCGGCCCGCGCGTCGGCAAGAAGACGCTGGCGGCCAACCCGTTCGCTCGCCTGGCGTAGGTTGTGCGTAAATTTAGATAAAAACAATTCAACCCGACAACATCAGATGACGCTCGTGCGTGTTTGGACAGACGTGGGCACTCGCAAACCGGTACCACTTCTGGCTAGAATTGAAGAAAAGGATGGCGTGATTTTCACCATCCGTTACTTGTCCGAGACGTCCAAAGGTATTTGGTCATGGGAAGATGATACGTACGAAATAGATGACGACTCGATCGCCGAGTATATCAAGGCGGACCTCCTCGAGGACCTCGGCTTCAGGTCGTTTGGTGACGAAGGATCTTTCATAAAGTGCGAGTCGGACGACGATTACATCCCAGACACGTCAGACGAAGAGGAAGAGACTGACGAGACGGACTCGGACGACGAAGAGACTGACGACTCGGGGTCGTTTGAGGACGAAGAGTCCGACGAGGACGAGGAAGAATCTCTTGACGAAGAGTAAGATGAAAGCGTCCTCTCAGGACGTGATGTTCTGGGGCCTCCTGCTCACCGCCACCGTCCTCGTGTTTTTCCGCCCCAAGTCCGAGGGATGCGGTCCGTGCATGGGTTGAGCTTAAAAAACACTCGCGTCTATTAAATAAATGACGACGGTCACTGCTAAATTCATCAAGGCGTTCGATGCCAAGAATGAGACGCACGTCAAGTGGCTCGGTGCCATGTTCGACATGGCCGAGAGCATGGGTGACCCGTCGGCCAATATCCGCCTCGTCAAGACGGTCAACGAGAACCCTATGAAGGTTAAGCTCGACCAGCGTGACGCACTCGATTGGCCTCACATCCACTTTGCACTGAGTGCCGTGTACGCCAAGGAGGTTTGGAATCGGCGTGCGTGGGTCCCTCCTCAAAACTAAACTGACGGATTAGTAATTATGGAAAACTCTGGAGCCTTGTTTCCGACCCTCGTGTTCAGTCTCATGATCGTCGGGTGCATGTTCCACTTGATTGACGAAAAAAATGTGGATGAAAAGTAGTATGGGGAACAGCAACGCCCCTTCACAGACGCCCGGGTGGCTCATACCCGTAGGTGCTCTCGTGCTTCTTTTGATCTGCCTCTGTTGTAGTTCTTTGTTCATGTCCTATTCACGCGTTGGAAACATCAACATCTTCAGCTCGGGCTCGAGTGGTCTGAGCGCTGAAGAACTCGCGTACGCTCAGGCCCATGGCGGTGCGATGCCTCCAGGGTCCTCGTCCACAGGGTCGAGCGGCCTAGGCCTCTTGGACGCATTTGGCGTGAAGCAGAATTGCAAGGTTGGTCCATGGAGTGACTGGAGCGCGTGCGACGCCAATTGTGGTACGACGGCCCATCGCACCAGGACGCGCTCTGTCGTCACGCCAGCCAAGAACGGCGGGTCGTGCATGGACCCGCTCACAGAGTCAGACCTGTGCACCGGACTGCCGGCTTGCGAGGTTCCGGCCATTAATGGCCAGTACGAGCCTTGTACGGACGGAGCGTCTTTAACGGGAGCGTCGTGCATCGTCACGGGTACGCACCCACCGGCGGACGAATGTGAAAGACTCAAGAATCAGGCTGTGAATCAAGCAGCGGGTGAGGGTGCGATGTACGGCGCGGCTGGTACGGCCATCGGTTCTGCATATGGTGCAGCCATTGGTGCAGCCGTCGCATCTAGTAATTTCGACTGCTCGACTTTTTACTATTGTCCGACTGGTTTCCGTGATACGCACGTTGAACAGAAGTGCGACAAGGACGCCGTGCCCAAGTGCCCCACGGGTGGTTACACATGGAACAAAGATCGCGGGATGTGTATCATGCAGTCACCGGCGCCCTCGCCTCGCGCGTAATTCCTAGAACGTTTTCGAGCTTGCTCTCGGCTCGGGCCAGTGGCTTCGACCTTTTGAGCTTGAGCGTGTCCGATGAGCTCGTGGAGTTCTGGATAGCCTTGAGCCGTCCGCGGTCTTTGGCGGGGGTGGCCGTTGGCGCTTCTGCCGTCTCTGTGACTGGCGTGGAGGTTCCACCAACTATGGGCACGTGACGCTTCTGATCCGGCCAGTGAATGATGGGCGGCTCGACGAGCCCACCGTACGACCTGAACTCCTCGATGGTCATCGTACCGCCGAAAATCTTGAGCGCTTCGCGATTCGGCGCCGGCCACAGAGGTTCGTAGCGTCCGATGGCCCTCCGGCGCATCATCATGAGGATCATCTGCATCTCACCCGAACGAGCCGAATTCTGGTCGTGAGCCCACGCCTTGGCACACTGCCACGAGCAGAAATTCCCCTTGGTTTCAAAACGGTCGCGCTTGTCGTCATATTTCATAGGCATGTGAATGCAGGGCAACTGTGGCAGAGCGTGAACGCACCACCAACAGACCAGGTCTCCGGCAGGCTCGGGTGGCGGCACCGGTCGCAGAGGTTTTTCGACGGCCACTTTTCTCTTTGCGATCCTCTCATCGAGCGCCGCCTTCTTCTGCGCACACACGCTCATTGAACTTAAAAACCTGATAGTCTTTAATATTAGAGATGATTCTATCTATTGATTGTGGAATCAAGAATTTAGCGATGTGTTTGATTGATCCGACCGATCGCAAAATTCACCAATGGGACGTCTCGGGCGTCCCACCCCTGCATGCTGACGGCGTGTTCCCGTGTCTGGTCCGTCATCTGAACGAGCGGCCGTGGGTCCTCGGTGCCAATACGGTCATCATCGAGAAACAGCCGGACAGGAACCGCGGCATGAAGGCGGTCGAGAACCTCCTCCACACATACTTCCTCGTCAAGAATCCAGACCGCAAAGTGGTCATCTGGGACGCCCGCCACAAGGTTCCAGATATGGCTGGGCCTGGCGCGGCGCGCTACGCCCAACGCAAAAAGGCGAGTATCGAGCGCGCCCGGAAGTTTATCGAGGCGACCGACGTGAACAAAGAATGGGTCCCGTTCTTCATCAAGCATTCAAAAAAAGACGACTTGAGCGATTCCGTGATGCAAGCTTTGAGCTTTATAGATAAGCGCCCGGCACCCAACGCCCCTCCGGTCAAGCCCAAGAAGGTGACGCCACGCAAACCGACTGATAATCAGACACGCACCAAGTATTCAAAGGCGAATCTTGCTTACCTGGTCAAGACCAATGCCAAGCAGGATGCGCGGTTCAAAAAGGACCTCGCGAGATATTACCGCTCAATTGATGAGCTCAAAGCTGAATTTTCAATTTAAATCACTAGCGCCTTCTGGTGACCGATGCGAACCTTGGTGTCCACATAGATGGGGTGACCGGCTGCCGTGAGCGCCTTACAAAACGACACATCCTCAGAATTCATATCAACCACGGAGTCGCTGATGACCTCAAGTGGGCCGTAGAACCACGGGTACTTGAGATCCTCCACGACCCCCTTCCGAATCATCATCCAGCCCATACCCGAGTAAGCCACCGGGAGATAGCGGGTCTCGGGGTCAACGTCGTCCGGGCTCAAGAACTTGAACGAGCCGTGCTCGGCAAAGTGAGCCGTGTCCCAGTCCTTGACGGCCGCAAACTCCTTCATACTCTCCATCATGTACAGGCCGGCCGTCACGTCGTGAGGGCTCTCCAACAGAGCGAAGAAATCGTCCGGTCGGAACACCATGTCCGAGTCGATCCACATGATGACGTCATAGTCCACCTGACCCTGGAACGGCTTCTGGTTCGGGCCCTTGAGCACGTCACCGCCGAGGCACTTGGCGCGGGCAAAGTGCACGCAGCTCGTGTACTGCTGAGAGACCATGCACTGGTGGCCACGGGCCGAAGCCTGCATAATCAGATCCGTCCATCCCAGAAGGAACTCGCGCGAGTAGGTGCGACCGGGCATACAGAAGATGACCTTCACCATTTTAGAATTAAAATAGCTGTATTCTTTAGATGGCGATAGCCTTGGCGGCAATTGGCCTGTGCACGTGTTCGGCCGCATTGGGTTGGTTCCTGCCTCCACCTGAGAAGATTGACCAGGGGAAAGAATCCGCCTTTTTCAGAATCGCTTCGGGTCGAGCAATTTATGATCCTAATTCGGTCCCAATCGAGTGCACCTCCAAAGACAAGAAAGTGACGTCAGAGGACCTGGGTCGTATGCAGTGTGAGTTTGATTGGACGTGCAAGGGATACAATGTATGGAAGACGGTCACCAAGGGCACTTTCAGTGACGAAGAAAAGTGGTGGGTCCTCAAGTCCAAGACTCCCCCGAACGCTTGGCAGAGCGTCCCAGGGTATTTCGTCAAAAAAGAGGATTCTAAAATTTATCTCCGAAAAGAGTAATGGCGCGACGCTCCGTGTTGCTCTGGGCCCTCTTTGTCCTCGCGGTCGCTCTCATTTTGTTCCGCAAAAAGTCCTTTGCGAACGTACACGCGGCACCGCCCGGCTCTCCCCAGACCTATTTCATGAACCCGGGTGAGGCCTGCGCCGAGGGTTACACTCAACCGGATAAACGCTCTCTGAAGTGCCAAAAAAAATAAGACCTTAAATTAGATGGACGTGGCCGTCCTCGTGGTAGCAGGGTGCTGCCTCTTTTCGTGTTGCGTGTGGTTATTCCTTAGAGTTTACTATGGTCCCGACGCCGCCAACACGATTTTGACAAAGGGTCTCGTAGGAGAGGCCCTCCAGGGGTTCGAATTTGACACGTCATCTGGTCTACCCAATATCCAGAAGCGGACCAAGACTGTCAAGCCCCAGAGCTTCAAGTCGCGGCCCAACTTTGCAGTGCCACCCGAGAATAACATCGGTCCGCCACAGGACAAGGATGACTTGGGATGTTCGGTCCTGTGTTTCGACACGGAAGGGTGTACTGGATATTCCATGGAAAATGGCAAGTGTCAGCTCAAGGGAAACGTCACAATCATCAATTACGAAAAGGGAAAGGAAATTCACGTCTCGACCGACGTCGGCTCGACCAAGTTTGGACAGGTACCGTTTGACCTTCAGGATAAGACGGCTCCGAGTCTCTGGACCAATTCGTCATGGACATTGGCACAGGCGGCTGACAACTGCTGGTCCAGTGAGGAATGTACGGGATTCACATACGTCGGAGGGGTTGCCACGATGTACGGGAACGCGTTCGTGCTCGATTCGGGTTCAGTCGGTAACACGTACGTGAAGTTTGACTGGATGGACAAGTCGGGCCTGGGTCAAAAGGGGACAAAGTACACCGATGCGGCGAGCGCCGGTGGGTTCAGCATCGAGTCCCAATACTTCAAGTCTGACAATGCGTTTGTGGCGCCGCCCGCACCACCCTCAGGGTCGCGCGGTTGGCAGTACTACGACAATGACCTCAAGTATTTCAAGAAGGAATCGACCCAGAACTGGAACGCCGGGAAGGACAAACGGGGAACGGACCCCAAAAAGATTTCGGGCGTCACGGAAGCCAAACACTGTGCGAATGTGTGCATGTCCAATTCTTCATGCCAATCGTTTGTGTTCAAGGATGGAGCGAACGAGTGCTACTTCCGGAGTGACCTGTCTCGAGACAATAACAAGCGTTACGTGTGTCAGAGCAGACCCGTATTGAACGACTCTATCAACAAGTGCAGCGGTGGTGAAGAGATATTTCCATTCAATCGTGGAGCCGAGTGCCAGACGTCGAGTGGGGCCGTGAAGGCTGTCGCTCAGTGCTGGTCGGAACAGGGTAGTTTTGGCGAAACGGGGTCCCAGACGTACTGGAAGCTCCAGGACCCCATGGAGAAGCAGTGCCCGGAGAAGTGCGCGCAGGACGGTCTTTGTCAGGCGTCAATGTGGAACAAGAATGACTGTTCGATTTTCGAGTTTGGACCGACGGTCAAGGCGCAGGACACAAACTTCACGACCCAGTGGAAGTTTGATTATTTCCCGGGCAATTAGTAGTAATGAACCTCGTGACGGTTCTCTTCCTGGCGTTCGCCATGTGCGTGATGCTCTCGTGCGTCGTCGCAGGTGGGTACGCCCTGCTCAACAAGCCTCAGGCTGAAGGTACGACCCTCCTTTCGGCCGAGGACCTCGAGGCACTTGCAGGGAAGCTCAACGAGGCTGAGAACGCGGTCCAGTATTCGAACGTTCTGGATGCACGCATAGGGTTCGACTCGGGGTCAGGGGTCATAAAGACAGCCTCTTTGGCACCCATGGACTGCCAGACACTGTGTGCCGGCACGGCCAACTGTCAGGGGTTTCAAATTTCCGACCAAAATGGGTGCGACTTGTTGGCGAACGTAACAGCGACGTACGGTTTCGAAGAGTCTGGAATTAACCTGTTCACTTTACCGATCAAAATTCCTCAACAGGTGTTCGGGCCGCCTCATCAAGGGGAGATTTCAGGGAAAGACGTGGCGCCCGTGCCGTCCGCTTCCCCTTTGACGGGTGTCCTGACCAAGCAAGCCTGTGCCGAAATTTGTCACGACTCGGCCGGGTGCAAGTCCTTTTCGACGAGCCCTACACTCGGCTGTCAGCTCAAGTCGGCAGCAAGCGCTGCAGATGCCTCGATTTACGCCGGAGGTGATTGGAATTCGTACTTTTTGAAGGACGTCAAACATAGTACCGGCTGGTCATGGGCACCTGCCCCAAGTCCTGCTTAAAAGGGTCGGACGAATTCTAAACTAAAATGGAGGCTCGACTGGTGGACTCGATGGGCTCTGACGCTGCGATCGTCCAGGCTGCCCGTGTGTCCTACGGCGCGGGGACCAAGTCCGTCAGTGATGACCGGGCACTCATTCGTTACCTCATGCGGCACAAGCACACGACGCCGTTTGAGATGGTCGAATTCAAGTTTCGAATTAGGGCACCCATCTTCGTGGCGCGCCAGTGGCTCCGGCACCGTACCGCCTCCGTGAATGAGATTTCTGCCCGGTACTCTGTGGTCCAAGACGACTTCTTCTTACCCGAGGAGCTCCGGAAGCAAGCGACGGCCCGTGGGCAGGGTGGAGAGGAGCCTCTGGGTGACGCCTCCACGAACCTCCTCTTGAAGCAAAAGGCTTCATGTGACTTGGCGTTCCATACCTATAACGAGCTCCTGTTCAAGGGTGTCTCTCGTGAACTGGCACGGACTCACCTGCCTCAGTCCACCTTTACTGAATTTTACTGGAAAATTGACCTTCATAACCTGCTTCACTTTTTGAAGCTTCGGATTGATGACCATGCCCAGAAGGAGATTCGAGACTTGGCCCAAAATGTACTGGATCTGATCCGACCCGTAGTTCCAGTGACCTGTGAAGCCTTCGAGGACTTTGTCCTCGGGTCGGTTACTCTTTCACGTCTGGAGATCGAGGCCCTACGGGGAAACTCTTTGGTTCGGGCGCCTCGGAGCGTTCCAGGCAAGGGTGAGAATGCAGAGTGGGAAGAGAAACTCCAGAGGCTTTTTTTGTCGAGCTAATGTAATAGGATGGGTAACAAGCAGTCTATGGTTACTGACATAGTGAACAACTTCACTATGACGACCACATCCGACTACGTGACCAAGAACGTCTTGAACATGAGCACGGACGTTACGAACGCACAGGATCTCGTCATCAATATCGGCATCGCTGACGGGTGTCCGGTGAGCGCCTCGCAGAAGATCAAGAGCTCCGTGACTGTCAAACAGTCCATCGACCAGGCGGCGACCAAGAACCTCGCAGCCAAGCTCCAAGCCAACCTCGAGAATGCCCTGAGCCAGAACTCGAAGATGATTAACGGTCTGGCGGGCGCCTCCGGCAATGAGCAGGATGTCCGGGCGAGCATCCGCAACACCATCAACCAGTCTATTCAGACGCGCGTGACCACCGAGAACATCATGAACATCGCCACGTCATCCGTCAACCTCCAGTCGGGTAAGATTAACATAGCCGTCTGCCGTAACTCGCCTATCCGCATGGACCAGAACATCGAGTCGGACGTCGTGGCTCAGAATCTCATGACTCAAATCACTGACGATATCCTCAAGAATGAAGTGATTGCGTCAGCAAAAAATACAGTGACTCAGACAGCCTTTATGGAGAATAAGGGGCTCGAGTCCATCGCGGGCGCCTGTGCCGGTTCCTCGGCCATCATCGGTGTCCTGCTTCTCCTGGCGTGCGTGGCTATGATGATGATGGGCGGTGGGCAAAAGTCTACGAATTCCAGTGGCAAAACGTCCTAGATGGACGCAAGACGGGCCGCCAGCAAGTTCTGGCTCGACGGCCCAGAAGGTCCGGACTTCATCATGAAAATCAAGAGGACCACGAGCAAAATACACGTGACACAGCAGGACGACATGAAAGCGTACTGCTTTGTTTCCGTATCGAAAATTCGGGCAAAAGGGCCCCACGTCACGGGAAGCATCTTGGCGTCAGCGTCATCGAAAGGCGCAGCTCCGGGTGCACCGGAAGGACCTGGAGAAGCCGCGGCTCCACCACCTCCCCCGCCGCCACTTGCAGGGTCCGCTGGGAAGTTGCATTCGGCTTTGACGGCTGAATTCATAGCGACACGCTGATTGATGTCGATGTTACAGACATTGAGGGTCACGTCGCCGCACGACACACCCTCGGACTCGTACGGGAAGATGTCCATCGCATCGCCTTGCTCCTTGGACATGGCGCAGTCCTGTGATAGGCACCCCGTGTCGACGTTCATCGCCTTGATCACCTGTAGGCCAGGCCCACCACTCTCGATGAAGTTCTTGAGGCGGTCGTGGAGGCGATTACAGCCCTCGAGATCCTTGCGGTTGTCAGCCACGCAGCTGTCCGCGTCTTTGAAACCATAGTCACGGACGTTGAAGCATGCACACCGCGGGTCATTGGCCGCTCGGCCGGGGCCCGTACCCTTCTTGTCCGCGTGGCCATCGCCACCCCGGCACCACTTGGCCATCATGTCGTAAGCCTTCTGCGTGTTTCCAGACTCGTTCGTATTGACGGTTCTGCGTACGGCATCTATACAATCACCGTTGGTTTGCCAGCCGTTGTTAGGGAGCGCGGCACACAGGTCCAGAACTCGGCCGTTAAAGACTGTCTCATTGCCTCCACCGAAATACGCAAGGCAGTTGTCTTTTTGCTGGATGAGTGCAGACGGGTCATTCGTAGCCATGCAAAACTGCTTACGGTACCCTTGCTGACCATTCACCACGTCATCGGTGAAAGATTTAGCAGCTTCGGTATCAAATACGAGTGGAGCATTTATACTCGAATATGTACACTTGATTTTCTGTGAGTTGTTTCCTGATGAGGTTACTGCGGTAACGGGGCCATACGGTGGGCAGTATCCGGGGCGTTTATCATCTCCAAACCGCAGACACTCTTTCTGTTCCTTTTTCCAGGTTTTACCAGGACACAGACCACAACCACCGGTAGTAGCCCCGCGCCACTCCACATCCCCACCGCACCCTGAGCTACAATTACAACCCGTATTGTAAACATCAGGTGCAAGTGGAGTTATATCATTCGTCGTAAACGACATCTGATATTAGTCCAGATATTTTTGGGTGCGTCCCTATAAAAATATCTCACCCTGGAAACCCAATGGCGAGTCACCTTGTGACGATCCAAGGAGTCATCGAGACTCCGTACTACGATTGGGGTACGCGTAAGTACATCGAGATTCGGACAGACGATGGGGCCATCTACAGGGCCAAGGTCCCATTTCGGTACGGTCGCGTCATGTGTAACGTGACGGGACTGAAGACTATTCAGGAACTTGAAAAAGGTGAGCGCGTCCGGGGGATGATAGAGCGCAAGACGTGGGATGGTGAGACGCACCACGTCATCATCTCTTTGGGACAAGCATAGACGCCAAAAACGCAATACCGGCGCAATACACAAAGCTCGAGCAGCACAACGAAAATTTAACCCACAAGGGGGCCTCTTCCGCCTCGACGGCTGGTGCGGGTGCCACGCTCACCGGCGCCGGGTCAACCTTCGAACCGCCCGGCGTCAAGGACACCACGTGGTCGGGCTGGGTCGTCGAACTCTTAAACAGGACATTCGACTGTCCAGATGAACCCGTATAGACCACCTCATAGAGCTGACCCTGATCATCCTTGAGGTTCCACGCCTGGAGGCTTGGCAAATTCGTTCCAGAGCTGATGGCCTGCGCGCCCTCTGTCGGCCACTGAGTCATCGTCATACTGGACCACGTGTTCGGGTAGCCTGGAGATTTGGCCGGTGCGTCGAGTCCTTCGAGCCCGAGGTCCATGTAGTTCTGAAGGGAGCCCGTCAGCGCCAGGTCGGCGACGGAACCTGTCGAGGGCGCCGGAGCTCCCGCAAAATTCACACTGAGGGCCCCTGACCCCAGATCAAAACTCGCGTCCGTGGCTGGGGCGGGACTGTTAAAGGTCTGGGCCATTTCTAATTTATATCCAGAAATTAATGAGTCTGACGAGGAACGGATATTTAGTCTCTTCGTCAGAACCTGACCTGATAAAAAAAGAACTCACAGTTAGACCAGTGACCCAACATGATGCTCCACCAGGGCCCTCTTTCAAGGTTTGGCGACGGGCCACAGATGGCCGACTTTTGGTCCCACGGTACTACGGTCTTGAGCGGTGCGGGCCGCCCACCAGGGATGCCAGGCGGCCCCCTGATTCTGATCGGCCTATTGGGTTTGTGGGATCGCTTGCGAAACCGACACGACAGGACGAAGCTTTCGCTGCAGGCGTTCGAGCCTTTGAATCGGTGGGAGGTGGAGTGCTATCGATCCCGCCAGGCTACGGCAAGACTGTCTGTGCCTTGGCTCTTTCGGCACATCTGAAGGTCCAGACCATGATCGTCGTCCACAAGGAGTTCCTTGCGAACCAATGGCGGGACCGGATCCAGTCGTTCTGTCCAGGTGCGTCTATCGGACGGGTCCAAGGGGACACGTTCGATGTCCAAGGGAAGGACTTTGTGATTGCCTTGATTCAGACCATGTGTCAGCGCGAGTTTCCCACAGACGCGTTCGACACGGTGGGCTTGCTCATAGTGGATGAAGCGCATCACATAGGTGCTCCCGCCTTTTCTCAATTTATGTTCAAAATTTGCCCCAAGTACACACTGGGACTCACAGCCACACCCGACCGCAAGGATGGTCTGACCCGCCTTTTGTATTGGTTCTTAGGACCAGAGTTCTTCAGGATAACGCGCACGGCGCAAAAGACGACGCGGGTCGAGACTCTGCACTATGTCGATGAGGCGTTCAAAGAAGCCCCGCCGGTGACGCGGTTTGGGAAGATCAACATGGCTGGAATGATTAGCCAGCTTACTGAAATCGAGGCGCGGAACAACATGCTTCTGAGGACGGTCCAAGAGGCCCTGGCTCTCCAAAGGCGGGTGCTCATACTCAGCGACCGCCGAGAGCATTGCTTCTATTTGCAAAGTAAATTAGGTGATGCCTTAAGTGGCTTGTACATAGGCGGAATGAAAGAGGCTGAACTGGCCGAGTCGGCTGAGAAACGGGTGGTCATTGCCACCTTTCAGCTCGCCCAAGAAGGTCTGGACATTCCGGTACTAGACACCGTCATCCTGTCGACACCCAAGTCCGACATCGTGCAGTCTATAGGGCGTATTATGCGCGAAACCAAGGGGAAATTGAACGACCCATTGATTTACGATGTGGCTGACCACTGGTCAGTCTTTCATGCGATGTACCGCAAGAGGTGCAAGGTGTATGCAGCGGGTGGGTTTCAGATGGGTTCAGACGCACCGGACCCAGAGCCGGCTGCCGAACCTCTCAATGGCGGCCGATGCATGTTCACTTGAGGATCATGCGTTCCCGGAGGTACTTGGGCGCAAAGGACATCATGTACGTCCAGTATTCACCCGCTCCCCAAACCTCAAAGTACGCAATGTCCATACCTTGGCCTGCCGCCAGCTTCACGTAGCGAATAAAGGGCAAGACGTGCATTTGTGTATAGTCTATACCGCGCAGGTCTAGTTTCACAACCAAGAGACGATTGTCTGACGCAAGGATTTCATGCATTTCCTTGGTCGCCTCAATCGTCTCTTCGCTGAACGCGTCAGCATCCTCCATCGAGACTGGTTGCTCATCGATGAATTTTGCTCCTGAAAGTTTTAGGTAGAGGTGTTTCGGGTCGCTCTTTAAGCGGTACCAGGACATGAAGGTCCTGAACTGACCCATCCTCTAATTTTAGTTTTGAGATTTCATAGTGTCTGAGAGCGCGAGGGCAAACACTCCAATGACGAAGAACATCACCAGGTAGTTGCACTCGGTCGCATCCTGCTGGGGCACTGAGAGTTTCTCGAGTCGCGCCACGGGTGAGTAGGAGGGTGGTCTAGGAGCCACGACATCCTCAAATGGGGCATAGGACAAACCCATCTACTACTTAGTTGGTGGGATAATTTTTGAAGGAGGTCCTAACTTCAAGTATAGAAAGTAACCCCCACCTCCGAGTATCAGAAGACCGGCCAGAATGATGAGCACAATCTGCCAGGCTTTCAGTTTCTTCGATTCATCCTCTTTAAGAGGTAGGACGTACGATGGGGCTGTCGTAAAGTCAAGTGGTCCTGCTGGGGCGGGTGCCGGAGCGAGTGGTATGGGCGGCGCGCTGACGGACGGAAGACCAGTGACGGATATAGGCGGCGGTTGCGACACGTCCGGCAGACCTGCAACTGTAGCGGCCATTAATTTATACTAAGAAATAACTGGAGATGATGCATTCACCTTGCTGACCACATCATCTACCCAACGCTGCTGACTCGCCATAATCTCTTGCTTACGGGCGGCTGGTACCGCAGCCCACGCCGTTCCGAACTTGGCACTCACGGCCGGCAAAAGTCTGTTTATGAGCTGGTCCTGATAAAACTGTTTTACATCGTCTGGAAGCCCCTTGAATTCAGCCAGATCCATGATGCTCATGGGCGTCGAAGCCGTGTAACCCGAGACGCGCGGCCCTATGAGCAGGAATGCCAAAACTAGCACGAGAGCCCAAAGAATCAAATCTTTCATTTACAATTGCACCTCCTTTTTCTTTGGCTTCGGGCCACGTTTCTTGGGACCACCGACCGACACCTCACGCGTGTCAGGGTCGGCGAGGTCCACGCTGACAATATCCGATACGGACTCGTCGCCGTCACCGCCACCCGGGCGCGTCTGCATCGGTGGAGGAGGGCCCATCATACCCATCAGAGACCCAAAGTCCATTCCTGGACCGCGCATGTCGCGACGGAGGCCCTGCTGAGGCGGCTGACCCGCGCCCTCGACCGGTGAGCCAAAGCCGTTGCCACCACCCTGAGAGCGCTGGACGGCGTCAACCATATTGCGCATCAGGTCCGGGTTCTGCTTCATAACCTGGCTGACGTTCGGCACAGCCGCCTTGAACATCGAGTTGGTCAGATGGAACATCATAGCCGAACCACCAACCATCATAATCAGCTTGACCTCCGGAGCCACCTGGACCTTCGTCTTGTACTTGTTGTACAGCTCCTCAAAGACGCCATCGTAATCCTCGACGTTCTCCATGGTGTTCTGGGACCAGCCGTTCAGCTCCAGGTCGAACGGATCAAACTTGTCATTCAGGAACTCGAACCCAGTCACGGCCGCGACCAGCATACGCCGCTGGAACTTGATGGAGCGGTCAACCTCGATGGAGTACGTCATGCGCTTGTACTCGGTACGGATCTCATCAATGTCCGAGTAGATGTTCAGGCGGGCGCTTGACGTGAAGCCCTTCTTGGTGAGGCGGCTAATTTTGTTCAGCAAATCAGCCTTCTCATCCTCAATGGAGCTATAGCCTTCAGAAGGCACCTGACCACCCCCACCCTGGAACTGCCCGGCGGGGCCCTGCTGTCCCTCCTCCTCTTCGTACTCGTCACCCTCACCTCCGTCAAACTCCTCCGGAGGAGGAGGCGCCTGGGCCGTGCGCTTCCCAGGATTCATGAACATGTCCAGACCGTCGTCCGGGGCCATCTGCGGCGGCGGAGGGCCCGGTGCGCGCTTCGCAAAAGGACTCGGCCGGGAGGGCTTGGCACGCAGAGGGACGGTCTTTTTCCCTGGAACCTGAATAGAAATCTCATCCATCAGGCGCGACTCGTCGTCATTCAGATTCATAGATGGTCCGTCGGCACTCATGTCTATCGAGATGTCACCCATTAAGACTTTTATAGAAATGTTCCTCTTGGCTTTAACGCGAAGTTGGTACGACTTTTGACAGGGGGCCTCCGGCCGTATTTGAAAGGGACCCTTCGGGTCACGTTCAAAAATAATATCCGTAAAAATCAAATGGCGATTAAGGTTGGAAAGATTTTGACGAATGCCCTCATCATCGGTCTGCTCGTGACCATCCTCGTGATGCTGGTCCAGGGCCAGAAGAGCCGCTACACGTGGGAGCCGGCTCCCCTCGTGACCAAGCCCGGTCCGGCTGTCCAGGCCCAGCCCGCGAGCCTGTTCGCCATCAAGCCGTCCCTGGATTGCACTCCGGGCCCGTCCGAGAAGGCGGCGTACCTGACGTCTGGTCTGACCCCAGGTGGCCTGTGCGGCGACCAGGCGTTCATCCACGACCAGATGCGCGACTTTGCGATTGCTGACGGCATCGGCGGCTCGCTGTTGGAGAAATAGACCGAGTCGAGGACCCGCAGGGTCCTTGGGTCGTGATCCCTGGCTGCAAAAAACCTCCCCCTAAAGTAAATGTGTGACACGGAAGTCTACACAGTCCGTGTCGACTCGCTGTATGCCACGTCGAACGTGAATTTCGTGGGATACCTCAACATCCCTCTCCGTAACGTCGTCAAGGTTGAGCTTCAGAGCGCGAGCATTCATGCGAACGCATCTGCGCCCTCGACGACGAGTATGTACTACATCCACGTGGAAGAACTTAAAAGCAAATTTATGGACCGAACGGACCTGAAGTACAACTTGTCCGTGTCTGGTCAGACGGGTAATGTAGGCTCTTCGACCTCAACCGTCTCGAACGTCGGCTACCTTTCGCAGTCGCTGGTGGCCATCCCGGTCACGGACGGCTCTCCCAATTACCGAACTATATTCACTTCCGGAAACTACTTCCCAGTCGAAGTCACCTACCTGGAACCCATCCGGAAGCTCGACAAGCTGACCGTCAGCGTCTTCAGTTCGTCAGGTGCCCAACCAAATATCACGTCGGGTGCCACGTATCTCACGTTCCGTTTCACGTGCGCAAAGAATAACCCGTGTTTGTACCCTAATTAAGTTCCGTGCTCTGTGAGACGAAAAACAATGTTTTTCTCTACTAGATGGACTACGTTGTGTACGTAGATTCCAACAATAGAAATCAGACTCTATTTCCCAACTCAAATTCGTACACGCTGCACTTGGCGACTCCGATCAAGAATGTCGTCCGGGCCGAGCTCGTTTCGGCAATGCTCCCAAGTATCAACGTGTCCCAGTTTGTCTGTCTCGACATCCTCGAGCTCAGGTCCCCTCAGCATCAGACGGCTGATGCCCTGACCCGCTCGACCCGCTCGAACGTCCTGACCGTCACGTCCAACTCTTTCAACGGCGCATTTGCCGTCTTGCCCATCAAGGTTTCAGGGACGTACGAATTTTACAATCAAAATTACCGGATAGGAACCAAGTACCCTTACCCTATAGACACCCTCGACCGCCTGACCATCACGTGGCGCCAACCCAACTCCGGTACGCCCTACTACGACTCGACATGGAACCTGGACCTCGGCCGGAACATGTTCCTTCTGAAATTCGAAACAGTCGTCGAAGACTTGAAACCCGAGAGACCCATGGGCCTTCCGGACCCTGTCGAGTGGGACAATTCAGGTGAGAAGAACAAGCTTTGGATCATAGCTTTCGTAGCGGTCGCAGGCCTCTTGGTGATCATGTCGATGCAGAGGGGGCGTGCCCAGCGTGCCAACATCGAGGCTTCACTTAAATCTGTGTAAAAATTAGAATGTGCGACTCGATCGCCAATGGAGTGCAGAGGGGAGGGGGTGCATTCACCCAACCCCTGGCGAACCTCGTGGTGTCAAACTCGGTCACAGCGACCAACCTGTTTGCCACGACGTACTATGGAGACGGTGGGCTGCTTTCGAACATCACTACCGGCCTGGTCCAACCTTTGGCGAACCTCGTCGTGTCGAACACCGTCACGACGACCAATGAGGCCGTCTCGGGAACCCTGACGGTCGCCGGAGCCATGACCTCCAACACAGCCAACACCACCTTCTTCTACGACACCTTCACAATTCCTTACATAAATACGCAGGTCATCAATGTCGGCGCCATCACCTCACTCACATCGGCCAACATCACGACCCTGAATGTCCAGTCCCTGTTCGCCAACTCGGCCGTGATTTACGGGGCGAACACCCTGAACGTCCTTGGAATTTCAAATCTAAATTCAGTCACGACCCCCAAGGCCAATGTCGGGGCCCTGAACGTTTCTTCAATTTCAAATCTAAATTCGTTGGTGACACCCACGGCCAATATCGACACCCTAAACGTCCTTCAAATTTCAAATCTAAATTCATTGGTCCTGGCCAACAACCTGTACGCTGCAAACGCCCTCTCGACCATGAATTTGTTTGCGACGGGAAACACTTCGACAATTTCCAACATGCTAATTCGGAACTTTGATTTCGTAGTCGCCACGACTGCAGGGTCGTACACAAACGTGTGCTCGATCACAGATGTGCCGAACGGATCGGCCATCTACGCCATCTATGTAGATATGATGGCCCGTGGAGCTGGAGGTAGTGCACAGACCAAGACGTACATCATAGTCAGCAACTACAACGCAACGGGTGGTGTATGGACGCGTGCACTTCCCATCGGAAACCCAGCGGCCGGTGGCCAGACGGGTCTGGACGTCATGACTCTGAACGGCATAACCTATCTGAGGGCGACCAACAGAAATGCAGCCGAATCGATCAACGTAGGCATGGTCATCAAAGTAAGCTCGAGTTCATTTTCGCGTGTCGCAATTACCGATCTAACTTCACAGACCGGAACTGGCGCAACGTCCACTGGCTTCTACCCCACGACACTGCTCACACAGGTGGCCGGTCGTGTTGGTATATCGACAGAGCAACCTACCGCAAACTTGCACGTCACTGGTAATGTGTACGTGTCGAATGCGCTCACGACCACGAACGTCCTGGCGGCCACCGGAACCTTCACTGGCACAGCGGGTCAGACCACCTCAACCATCACGGGAAATGTGTACGTGTCGAACGCTCTCCAGACCACCAACATCATCGCCGCCGGGTTCACGTCCAACTCGACCAACACAGTCTTCAACTTTGACACTCTGACAATTCCATTTGTAAATTCGACAACCATGAACGTGACCAGTACTTCCAATCTCGATACGGTGACCCTGACGGGTGAACCAGGCCTCACTACCCTGGCCGCTACGGGGAACGCCTACGTGTCAAACGCCCTCTCGACTACGAATGTCTTTGCATCGACTGTGAACACCACAAACCCAATTCCGTTTCGAAATAGGATCATCAACGGTGCCATGACCATCTGGCAGAGAAATACAGCGACTATAACCACGACGGCTTCGCTCTATACGACGGCCGACCGCTGGTGTGGAGCCTTGGGTACGTCCGGTCTCCTCTTGTCACAATGGCCCGGGCCCATAGAGGCTCCCCAGTTTCCTTTGGCGCTTCAGGTGACTACATCGACCACCACGACGGGTGTGCCTCTCATAGAACAGCGTATTGAAAATGCCAACATACCAGATTTCCTCAATGGTACGCCCGTGTCTGTGAGTTTCTGGGTCGGTCAAGCCGTGGGAACCCTCATGCCTTTGACGGTCGGTCTGTACTATGCGACGGCCGCGAACAACTTCGCTACCCAGACTCTCGCGGTCGCAGCCACCAAGAACACCCCGACTTTGACCGTAGCAAATGCGTACTACTCGCTGAATTTCACCCTAACCACCTCACTTGGGGCGACAAACGGTCTTTCTCTCAGGTTCACGACGGGTGGCGCGTCCGCCACAGGTTCCACGTTTTTCCTGACCGGCGTCCAGGTCGAAAAGGGTGCGTTCGCGACACCCTTTGAGGTCCGGCCTTACACTATTGAACTCAGATTAGCCCAGAGGTATTACTATCAGTTGACGTCACCGACTGCCGCGGTACAAGGGTCGGCGGCGGTTTACGCTATATTTGGAACAGCTACGGGAATTACGACGACGGCCTTCTGGCTCCCGATTCAGTTCCCAGTGCCTATGCGCACGCCAAACTATGCCGTATCTAATTCAGTCGTGACAAACTTTCAGCTTTTACCAACCGGAACGACGACGATCACGAACGTCGGCGTTCAAACCGACTCGTACACAACCACAGGCGCGACCCTTAATTTCGTCGGTACGAACATAGTCCCAACAGCTTCATATATTTTCAGGACCAATAACCTCACTGGAAGTACCACAGCCTTCTTTGGGTTTTCATGTGAACTCTAAATTTTGTTTGTAAAATAGCTTTTAGAAGCTCCTGTCCAGTTAGTGACGCTCGGCATTCCCCGTGCTGCATAAATCGCCCGGACCTGTGCGGCCGTCAGGGGCATGTTGAAGAGGCGGACGTCGTCTATGGAGCACAAGGCACCATTGGATCCGCTGTTTTGACACCCAATATTCAAGGTTGTAAAACTTTGGATCGCGTTATTTGCGCTTCCTATCAATGACCCATTCGCATAATAAGTTGTGATTGTGTTTGAAGCTCCGGCCCCTACATTCGAAAAGACGGCACAGTAGTGATTCCATATGCTCGTCTGAGCCGCCGCATTTCCCACGGTGACGGTCGGCGTCGCACCTGTACGAAACGCTATATTTGATGTGGAGGGTGCTGAATATAGTGCATTATAGCCCAGCCCTTGTAAATTAATATAGAATGGGGTGGTCCCTGCTGCAGTCGGGTACGTCAACCCGGAATTGAGCCAGAGACTCATGGAGGCCGAGTTGGACGTGAGGTTGAAAGCCGAGATATCATAGGTCACATAGCAATTGGGGTCCTGACCGGCCCCTGACAGTGGATTGTTGAAGCTGATCGCCTGACCGTACACACCTGTGACGTAGGTCGGTGCAGGGTACAGGGCGGCGTTGTACGCCAATATGACTATTCCAGAACCTCCATTGCCGCCATTTGTAATTGCGTTGCCATCACCGCCGCCGCCGCCGTCACCTGCATTCGTTGTACCAGTCGGTCCGTCAGAGGTGCCGTTACGAGACCCCCCGCGACCTCCTTCTGCATATGTGACGCTCGAACCAGAAATGGTGTACACTCGTCCCGCCCCACCAGCGGCTCTCGTGTCGTTGTTGGGTCCTGCATCAGCACCGGCTCCGCCAGCGCCACCTCCCCCACCGCCACCCGCCGTTCCACCGGCTAAACTTCCTACAGAATCTCCTCCGGCATTTCCAAAACCGGTGGCAGTCTTGACGGACGCACCACCGGTCGCAGCACGCGACGCGCCACCACCCGACCCCCCTGACCCTCCATTATCCAAACCTCCAGAGGATCCTCCACGGCCACCACCATTACAGTCGATGGGTCCAAAAATAGAATCTCCTCCATTCGTTGGAGTTCCACCAGTCGTGCCGCTCCCCACACCACGCGCCCCTGCTGCACCAACCGTGACGGTATATGTTCCGGGAGCGATCGAATAAGCCGCAGAGTAATAAAGTTCTCCGGCGCCACCTCCTCCGCCCGTCTGGTTGGAGGATCCACATCCGCCGCCTCCGCCGCCTCCCGCGACGACCAAGACCTGGGCCGTCACTGGAACTAGGAACGTGATGCTCGTCGTCCCGACGGATGTAAATGAATGAATTCTTTGACCAGCGACAGTCGTTATCGTGCCACCCGACGGCGCGGCGTACGTCCCGGTCGTACTCAAGTTTGGAGCCAGTCCAGTGACAGAATCGACATTTGACGATTGAAATTGCCATGCCAGAGTCGGCTGAGGCGCTTGGGCCGTCAAACTCATCTACTTTTAGTCTCCGGTAAAATTAGATGAGCTTCACACGGTCGGGAGGGGCTCCCCCGCCTTGGTACACGGCCGTGCCGGTCGTTCAGGTCAGTTCAAACTACTCTGCCAAGGGCTCTGACTACTACATAGGTGTGAACGGCACCGGGGTCACTGTCACACTGCCTTTGGGCTCTTCGACCTACGTCGGCAAGACGTACGTCGTCAAGGATGAATCGGGTGAAATTTCAGTCAACGCTCTTTATCGGGTCACGGTCGCGACAACTTCTCCTGACTTGGTCGATGGACAAACGGGGCTCATTATTGCCCTGAATTACGGTGCCGTGAACATCCTATGGACCGGAACGGGTTGGAGCATCTTTTAATATCTATAGAACTATTATATGGTCTACTTATTCAACTCGGACGTGACGCTTAAACATACCGACCAGGTTGACTCGTTCGGTCGTCTCCGGGTCAGCAACCCAGTGACCCTTTTTGATTCTCAAAATAGGTACAAACTGAATGAAAAGTTCTTTTCAAACTTGATCGGTACCGGCACCACGGTCAACTATATACAGGCACAGTCTTCGGCGAACCTCTTTGTGACGAGCAACATCAATGACTTTGTCGCACGCGAGTCTCGTTTCGTATTCAACTATCAACCGGGCAAGTCCCTCTTGGCCATGTGCACATTCGTCATGAATCCAGCCAAGTCTGGCCTGGTTCAGCGCGTCGGCTATTTTGGAACTGAAAATGGCTACTACATTCAGGTCGGCTCGAACACAAGCCCGACGTCCCTCTTCTCGAACGTGTACATTGTCGAACGCTCAAACTCTCTGGGGACCGTCTCGGAAACGGCTGTGGGTCAAGAAAACTGGAGCGGCGATCACCTGGACGGTTCGGGTGCATCTGGTCTCACGATCGACCTGACCAAGTCGCAGATCTTCTATACGGACTTGGAGTGGCTCGGCGTCGGCTCCGTCCGGGTCGGTGTGGTCATCGACGGCACGTTCATCAATTGTCACACTTTCAACCATGCGAACATCGTGCCGTACACGTACGTCACGACCGCCTGTCTGCCCGTGCGCTACGAAATCTTCAACCGGGCTGCGACTTCCGGATCTTCAAATTTGAATCAGATTTGCTCGACCGTTCTGTCTGAGGGTGGTTACGAACCCAAGGAACAGCTCTTCTGTCAGTCTGGCCCGGCGACCGTCAAGACGCTCGGCTCGACGACACTAGTACCCCTCATTTCTCTTCGGTTGGCACCGGGCCGCCTAGACGCCATAGCCGTACTCAAGCAGATTAACCTCGCTGTAGAGACGAACAACGACTTGGCGCGTTGGTCGCTCATTCTGAACGGGACGCTCAGCGGTCCGACGGCATGGGGCGCCCATGCAGACAGTACGAACGTCCAGGTCGACACTGGCTCGACTGGAATTTCTGGCGGGCGCGTCATCGAGGTGGGGTTCGCTCAGACCGGTTCTCTCAGCACCAGTCTCACACCTTCGTTTTTCGAGGCTCAACTCGGACGCAACTCGTTCACGCGGACGAGTGACGTCATCACACTCGCAGGCGCAGCGTGCACGACCAACCCAGGCATATTCTATTCGCTCGCCTGGTCAGAACTTATTTGAAAGCCTTTAGTAGGATGGCGGCCAATACGGTGACGTATTTTGGTGACGTCACGACGGTCGGCAACACGAACGTGTACCAGAACTTCACCGCCCTCGGGGGGTACTCAATTTTGAATGGAAATGTGTTCGGCACTGGCAATCTCAGTGGGTTTTCGGCTATTTTCAGTTCGAACCTGAACGTCTCGACCCTTAACACGATTTCCTTGGTGAGTCAGGTGGGTGTAGGCACCTCGACGAACCTCCGGGCGAACCTGACGGTCGCTGGCAACGTGTTTGGGTCGAACGCTTTCCAGGCCCCGAACGTTTTCGCGACCACTTCAGCTAACACACCCGTCATCAACACAGCCTCCATCTTTGGACAGGCGGGACTCGTGGGTGTGGGGGTTTCGACCGGTCTCGGGGCTGCTCTCCAGGTGCAGGGCAACGTCTTTGCGTCGAATGCCATCCAGAGCCCTTCGATCAACGCCTCGGTATCGGCGAACATCCAGGTTTTGAATACTGCCTCAATATTTGCGACTTCTGGCCCAGGTCGTGTGGGTGTAGGCGCGTCAACCAATCTCGGGGCTAATCTTCACGTCACCGGGAACCTCTTCGCATCGAACGCCCTACAGGCTCCGAATGTATTTGCGACAGTCTCGGCGAACGTAGGAGTTCTGAACACCGCATCCATCTTTGCGAGCTCTGGAGCGAGCATGGTGGGTGTTGGCCTGGCTGCTCCCGTGGCGAATCTACACGTCGCTGGCAACCTCTTCGCGTCGAATGCCCTTCAGACGCCGAATGTACTTGCGACCACCTCTGCGAACATAGGGGCTCTGAACACTGCATCCATCTTTGCGAGCTCCGGACCAGGTCGTGTGGGTGTGGGACTGGCGACACCTTCCGCCAACCTCCACGTCTCGGGGAACTTCTTCGCGTCGAATGCACTGCAGAGTCCAGTGGTCGGCGCATCCGTCTCGGCCAACATTCAGGCCCTGAACACCGCGTCCATCTTCGCAACTTCAGGTCCTGGGCTCGTGGGCGTGGGCACAACCTTTTCCAACGCCAGCCTACATGTCGTCGGTAACCTCTTTGCGGCGAATGCTCTCCAGGCTCCTAATCTATTCGCGGCGACCTCGGCCAACATAGCTGTTTTGAATTCTGCTTCAATATTTGCGAGCTCCGGACCAGGTCGCGTCGGTGTCGGTACCGGCGCACCGGCGGCAAATTTGCACGTCCAGGGAAACCTCTTTGCAGCGAACGCCTTTCAGACCTTGGTCACCTACGCGAACGTCGCAGCGAACGTCGCAACCCTGTTGGGCTCGGCCATCTTTGGTGCTGCTGGGCTGGTCGGCGTCGGGACATCGACAGGTCTGGGTGCCAACCTCCACGTTTCGGGTAACCTCTTTGCGGCGAACGCTCTTCAGAGTCCGGTTGTCCTGGCGACCATTTCAGCCAACACACCCTTACTGAATACGACGGCCGTGTACGGAACGACTGCCGGTCTCGTGGGCCTTGGTATCGCTACAGGTCTAGGTGCGAATCTCCACGTCCAGGGGAACGTCTGGGCCTCGAACGCTCTTTCGGGCGCCGTTCAGTTTCAGAATGCGACTGTGCCGATAGTCACGGTCACACGGATCACCGGTCCGGCGCTCAAGACGGGTGTGGGGACGGTAACTAACCTCGGCGCGAACCTTCAAATTCAGGGTAACCTCTGGGCCTCGAACGCGCTCAGTTCCCGGAACGTCCTAGCCCTCACGGCCAACACGCCCTCTCTGATCGTGACTGGGTCTGTGCGCGGACCTGTAGGTGTGGGGGGTGCACCAACCGGCAACACGGTTGAAATCACAGGCAATCTTTGGGCGGCCAATTCAATTTCGACTACAAATTTGAGCGCCCCCCTGGGGAACGTTTCGGTGATCAACGTCCGGGCCATCTACGGTCGGTCTGCATTTCAAGTGGGAATTGGGACGTCCACAGGGCTCGGGGCGAACCTTCATGTCCAGGGTAACGCATTTTTCCAACAAAATGTCCTGTCTACATTTACGGGAGTGACCAATACGTCTGTGACAACCTTCGTCACCCGGTACATATATGGGACCAATGGACTTGTCGGGTTCGGAACAGTTCCAGTGGCTGGGGGCCCCATACTTCAACTTTCTTCTGGAAATGTCTTTGCCTCGAACGCCTTCCATACAGCTGGAAATGTCCTGGCGAGCGGCACGGCAAACACGACCGTCCTGAACGTGACGGCGTTCGCAAACACGATGATAGGTATTGGCCTTTCGACAGGTATAGGGGCCAACGTCCATGTTCTCGGCAACGTCTTTGCATCGAACGCCATCCAGACGCCAGGGGCGGTGCTAGCCAGCACCTCGGCAAACGCGCCGGGCATTCTGAACGTCACGTACTTTACGAGTCAGGGGTTGGCTGTCGGGACGGCGGCAAGCCTCGGTGCAAATCTTTCGGTACAAGGTAATCTCTTTGCGTCGAATGCTCTTCAGACGGCCGGAAATGTCGTGGCGACCCTGGCCAATTTGTCAGTCGTGAATACATTGGCGATTTACGGAACCGGAGGAAACGTCGGTATCGGCACTTCGACGGGCCTCGGCGCCACCCTTCAGATTCAGGGCAACATCTTCGTCGCGAACGCCAACGCGTCCCTCTTTCCCGCCCTGACTTCACCTGCAAATCTTGTGACCCTCAATACCACGACCCTCGCATTCACCACGAACCCAGCCACGATTCCAGGACCGGTCACTTGGGCTCTCGGATCCAATATTTCAGTCGCAAATTCGTACAGCCAAGGCGCAGAGGTTTTTGCTCCTGTCGGTGTGTACTACACGGCTGACCCTCTTCAGACGGCACCATGGGCGGTGCCCGGCACTGCCAATGAACTCTTGATCAAGTCGTGGATTCGAGGCGTCTGCAACGAAGCATCCTTCTGGGACCTGACTGACGCTCCCGCATTTTCAAACCTAGCTCAAGGGCCCGGGACCCGTACCAGCTCTTTGCTCATGGGTGACGGCCGCTTGGTGTTCACTCAAGGGTCGAACATCGGGACGTTCAATCCTGTGACTGAGCAATTTTCGAATGTAATTCCTCTGGGCGGAGCGCCTGTGGGCCCGTATTTCGGCGCGGTCCTGGCCCCGAGTGGAAACGTCGTGATGATTCCCGGGGCGGTGACATCCAATGTGGGAGCGTGGGATCCTTACTCGAGGCGATTTTCGAATGTAATTCTTCCTGGTGGGGCGTTCGAGGGTGGTGTCCTTGACCCTCTGGGCAATGTGGTCATGGTCCCGGCGGCTTCCACCTCCAACATAGGCACCTTCAATCCTGCCTTGGGCACCTTTTCGAACGTTCCAGGGTCTAGGTTCGACGGGTCTTTCAGTGGCGCATGCGTCTTGGCCAATGGAAACGTTGTGTGCGTCCCGAACACAAACTCGAACGTCGTACAGTTCAACCCCTTTTTGCGCACCTTTTCAAACTCCGTCCAAGTGGGCGACTCTGGGACTGCCAAGTTCAATGGGGGTGTCTTGACTCCGAGTGGTAATGTAGTCTTGGTCCCCGGGGCTTCTTCGAACGTGGCTATTTTTGATCCTCAATTGCTCACGTCCCTGAATGTACAGGCGGTCGGAGGGTTTTCGGGAGGTGTCCTCTTGCCGACCGGGAACGTCATCTTTGTCCCGGCAGCCTCGACGAATGTCGGGATGCTCGACCCGGTTTCATTTTCATTTTCAAATTCGACAAGTGCCGATGGGGGAGGGTACTCGGGTGGCACACTGATACCGGACGGCCGGGTGGTGTTCGGACCTGGAACTTCGGGCTCTGTGGGTGTGTTGCTCACGACGGCACCCGCCCCCGTCGAGTTTTGCAGGTCTCCTTTTGTAAATAAATTTTGAGTGGTAATGATAGTAGAATGTCAAAGCTCGTCACGAACTTTGGCGATAGTGTCACCACGGGGAACACGATTCTCCAACAGAACCTGGTTGTCCAGGGGGCCTTTGCGACATTTTCAGGTAATTTGCTCGCAGGTTCGGCCTATTCGACAATCGGCAACACGACCGTCAAGTTTAACAGTCTGTACGCTTCGACTGCGAACGTCACAACTGCCAACACGGTTGGCATTTACGGCCCTTTGGGTGTTGTGGGCGTCGGGACGACTCCAGCGACCGGCGGTGCTGCTCTTCAGGTCCAAGGCAACCTGTTCGCCTCGAACGCTCTGCAAGCCCCGAATGTCTTTGCGACCACGTCCATGAACACCCTGACGGCGAACGTCCTGGGCATCTTTGGACCTACGGGTCTCACGGGCGTCGGGACCCTTTCCCCATCAGCGACGCTTCACGTTCAGGGTAACGTCTTTGCGTCAACTTCTGTTGCGGCTCCAATCGTGATAGCTTCGACATCTTTGAACGCCGCCACGTCCAACATCTTGGGTATTTTCGGACCTACGGGTCTCACGGGTGTCGGAACGCTGACACCCTCGGCGACCCTCCATGTCCAGGGTAACGTCTTTGCATCGAACGCTTTTCAGGCTCCTTCAGTATTTGCGACCACTTCTCTGAACGCAGCTACTTCCAACATCCTGGCAATCTACGGCCCTGCAGGTCTGACTGGCGTCGGGACCCTGGCTCCCGCGGCAACCCTCCATGTAGCCGGAAACGTCTTTGCGTCGAACGCTTTTCAGGCGCCGGCGGTATTTGCGACCACGTCACTAAACGCTGCGACGTCCAACATACTGGGTATCTTCGGACCGGCAGGTTTGACAGGCGTGGGGACTCTGACGCCCTCGGCGACCCTCCATGTCCAAGGAAACGTCTTTGCCTCGAACGCCTTTCAGGCACCGAACGTCTTTGCGACCACATCTTTAAATGCAGCCACCTCCAACATCCTGGGCATTTTCGGTCCGGCAGGTCTGACCGGCGTGGGGACTCTGACGCCCTCGGCGACCCTTCACGTCCAGGGTAACGCATTTGCCTCGAACGCTCTACAAGCTCCGAACGTCTTTGCGACCACTTCACTGAACGCTGCAACGTCCAACATACTGGCCATATTCGGACCGGCTGGTCTGACTGGCGTCGGGACCGCCACGGGTCTCGGCGCGACCCTTCACGTCTTTGGCAACGTCTTTGCTTCAAACGCAATTCAGACTCAAAATGTGTTTGTGTCGGTGTCCATGAACGCCGCCACGATGAATGTCACAAACATCTACGGCACTGCGGGTGTCGTGGGTGTGGGTACGGTTCCTAACGCCGGTGGAGCGACCCTTCAGATTCAGGGCAATGTCTTTGGTTCGAATGCCCTTTCGGCTCCGAACGTGTTTGCGACCACCTCCTTGAACACCCTGACTGCCAATGTCACGTCTATTTTTGGACCGTCTGGTCAGGTCGGTGTCGGCACCTCAACGAACCTCGGCGCCAACTTGCACATCTTCGGCAACCTGTTCGCCTCGAACGCAGTCACAGCCCCTGTCGGCAATCTAACAGCCGCGACTGTGACTGGTACCCTGACGACCCTTTCTATTTACGGCCCGGCGGGCCTCGTGGGCGTCGGAACAGCCACGCCCGGTGCGAATCTAGACGTTCAGGGCAACGTCTTTGCGTCGAATGCTCTTCAGGCTCCGAGCGTCCTAGCGACCGTGTCTATGAACGCCACGGTGGCGAACGTTCTGTCCATCTACGGGCCTACGGGTCTCGTCGGCGTCAATACCTCCACGCCCGGTTCGACCCTCGATGTAGCCGGAAATGTCTATGTGTCGAATTCAGTTTCGACTCCGAACGTCTTGGCGACCACTGCCAATGTCACCGTGATGAATGTTTTGGCCTTGTACGGACAGGGCGGTTCGGTCGGTATCGGCACTTCGACCAACCTCCGCGGGTCACTCGAGGTTTTCGGAAACGTTTACGTCTCGAACACAATTCAGGTTGGAAATGTGATCACCGACACCCTGAACGTCACGACGCTCAATACCACAAGCATCTTTTCGACAACCGGAACCATAGGCATAGGTACCAACGTGGGCATCGGCGCGAACCTCCATGTCGTAGGTAACTTGTACACCACGAACGCCTTTCAGACCACCGGCAACGTCATTGCGGGCGGGTCTATGAACGTCCCCTTGGTCAACACGACGGCCGTGTTTGGCACTTCGGGCTTTGTGGGTGTGGGTGTCTCGACGGGCCTCGGCGCCACTTTGCACGTCCAGGGCAACGTCTTTGCGTCGAATGCCATACAGACCCCCGTGGTCATCGCAACCACCTCAATGAACGTGCCGACCGTCAACACGACTTCAGTCTTCGGTACGTCTGGTTTCGTCGGTGTGGGTGTTTCGACGGGCCTTGGAGCCACTTTGCACGTCCAGGGCAACGTCTTTGCTTCCAATGCCTTTCAGGCCCCGAACGTCTTTGCGTCCGGGAGCATGAATGTGCCTCTGATTAATACGACGGCTATTTTCGGAACTTCGAGCAATGTCGGTATCGGTACTTCCACCAACTTGGGTGCGACGCTTCACGTCCAGGGCAACATCTACGCGACGGGCGGTCTGACTGCCGCTTCGTACTCTGCTCTGACGGCCAACATCGCAACCATGAACGTCGGGACAATCACCGGGACAACGGGCGTCGTGACCATCCCGGCTACCCTGGTGCTCCAGGGTAACCTGTACGTCGCGAACACCATGACAGTCACAAATGTTTACGCGAACAGCCTGTACTACTCTACCGACCTGGTCAAGCAAGCCCCGTACCTCCAAGCGAACGTGGCGAATGCCGTTGCCATCCAGAACTGGATTGGAGCGACTACAAATCTCGCCAAGAATTCGTGGTGGTCGATGAGCGCCCGACCTTCGTTCGGCAATGTCGCCTCGGGGCCAGTCA